CATCATTTCTAGCAGCTTCCATAAATTCTCCATTGAGTCTTACAGAAATATTAGCCCCAGTTATTTTAGTTAAATCTTGCTTTGATGTAACAAATGCAGGACTATCTGGATGATTAATATCAATAGAAAGCATTAAAGCTCCTCTACGACCTTCTTGTCCTATTGTATTAGTTGTTTGGCTAAATAATTCCATAAATGGGACTACTCCACCTGTAGTATTTGCTGCATTATTTACTCTGGCTCCAGAAGGTCTTAATTCTGATAAATCAGATCCAACTCCTCCACGACGTTTGTAAATCTCAGCCATATTCTTAGAAGTATCAAATATTTCTCCAATAGAATCTCCTGTATCAATTACATAACAATTAGATAAAGAAACAGGTTTTGGATTCCCTAATCCTGCTAAAACAGAACCTCCTGGAAGTATATATTTAAAATCTTTAAAAAACTCTAAGAAATGATTTTTTAAATCCTTTATATTAAATCTTTCTTTGCCATACTCTGAAAGACCTTCAGGTATTACATTGAAGTTTTTAAAGTTATCTAATCGTGCAAATTCAGAAGCAATTCTTTCAAAGAATTCTTCTAAAGTTTCATTGTTTAATTGATATTTAGCTTTCCAAGCATCAAAGGCTAAATCATCGTCTTTAAAATAGTTGTTATTAGTCATTTAATTTTTTAGTTATTTCTTCTAACCAATCTGGATTTGATTCTGACCATACAGCATTATATTCTATCAGATTCTCATCTGCCAAAACTACTAAAGGAGTATTGCCAGTTCCGTGCCTTGTCATTATAGGCAAGGCTTTTTTCTTTTCTTTATAGTTACTAATATTATAAGATTCTAAATATATTTTCTGTTTTAATTGAGAAACTATATCAAGAATATACTTAGTATCATTGCTATAAACTACTTTTAATATTTTCATTATTGCAACATGTAAACATTTTTTCGAGCCCTAGAAACAGAAACATATTGAAGTTGTCTTATTTCTAAAGAATCTCTACAAGATAATATGTTTTTCATATCTATAAATACATTATCTATTGAAGACCCTTGACTTTTATGCACAGTTGATGCATATCCATATCCAAGAGTTTTCTTTTTAACAATCCTATTATCAAAATATATATTATCAAAAGTTGCAAAACTACCGATAATTTGGTAATAAGTTTTCCAAAGATTAGCAGCCTTTTTTCTATCAATATATTTATATCTAATGGCATCTAACCTTGTAGACTCTATTAAATATGCTAATTTTGTCAATATTTCATGAGAGATATTTGGATCTATAACGAATACTTCTCCAGGTATATCTTCAAAAGAATCGTACAAAACTAATTTATAGCCCTCTACATATCCAAAATTAGGAATTATAGAAGAAGTTTGAGTAACTCCTTGTATTATATAATCCATCGAATTCCAGTAATCCATAAATCCATAAGAATAATTATCATTAAAGGTAACTATTTCTTGCTCATAAAATTGTTCATTTCCTGGAAATAACAAACTTCTAATTTTTAAATTTAAAGCATCAGTTCTTGCATTTGTATATGCAAAGAATTTAGCCCCAAAAATATTATTCTCTTCAATAGATTGTTTAAAAGATGGATATGCGTTTTTAAAAAGCTCTATAGCACTGCTAGTGCAAATTAAAGATCCTTCATTACCGATAGAATTTCTAAAATTATAAATAATGTCATTTCTTAAAATAGGTAAAACAGAACTCAGCCCACTATCTTTAGATTGTCTAAAAATTTCAGTTAATATAAATTGATCTTTAATAGTAAAAACTAAAGATTCTTCTGATGATTTTACAGGCTTTAATTGTGCTTTATCCCCTACGAAAATAATTTTACAATATTTTGCTCTAGCTTCTTCAACTAAAAAATTATATAGTACATCATTTATCATAGAGGCTTCGTCACATATTAAAACACCTCGGCGAGGTATTTCGTTTGCTGCTTTATTCCTAGATAAAAAAAGTAAATCCCTTAAATCCAAATCTTTAATTTCAATATTTGGAATTAAATGTAATACTTGATGAACAGTAATAGCTTCTAATCCTGCTGTATATTTTATCATTGCCCTAGCTTTATGTGTAGGAGCACATAATAAATGTTCAATTACCTCAGAATATAAATAGTCTACTAGCCATTTAATTATAGTAGATTTTCCAGTACCGGCATATCCAAATAAACCATAAGAAGTTTCTTTAGAATTTTTTAAAAAATTAATAATAGATTCAACTGCTTGTTCTTGCTGTTTACCTAAAATTATTTCCATTATATATAAACAGTTATAACTTGTTGTTCTGGAAATACTTCTTTTAAATTAGGACGATAAAAAGTACTAGTAAAAGGACTTATTGTATAAAACCCTCTAAAAAACTTACCATCAGATATTCTTTGTGTTATTACTTCATACTCTTCATATCCTGCTTCAATATCTCTATAAATGACCCTTTTTTCTATGAATAAGAAATCAGACCAAACTTGCTCTTCTTTAAGTTCTCCTCGATTATCAAATAAATCATCATATTCCCCACTTTCATAAGCATATTCATCAAGTATAGGAGCTATTTCATATTCTGAGAGATGTATAATTTGTCTTTCTTTTTCCATTATTTAATTTGTAGAAGTTTATTAATAAGCATTGTTTTCTCAAACTTATTTAATATATCCTTTTTATCATCAGTAATAATTTGAGTAAAGGCATTATGCACTGTAAACAAAGATGGATCTATACCTTCTGGTATAAAATATTGACTATCATAATCAATAAATAAGTTTTTATAAGCATCTACAGCTGTACTTACAGCAATTTTAACTTTTCCATATCCATAATCTTCGGATCCTCTTAATGAATAATCAACCCACTCTCCTAGATAATTCTTTCTTGAATTTCTATCTATATAAGTAGATTTCATTCTATTAATAACAACATTAAAATCATTTTGAGCCTCTAATAATCCATCAATAGGACTAAAATTAATAGGATCTCCAGGAACTATTTCTTGAATATTTAACCATGCCGGATTAAATACACAAAGATTTGTACAACTTTGATTTAAATAACCTCTATAAAGTTTAGCAACTGGCTTTTTTACATCAATACCATAAACAAAACCTATTACTTCGTCATGTCTATCAATAGTATGTCTTTCTGGAAGTACTGCTTCTATCAAAACTCTATTGTAAGTAATATCTTCAGAATTCTTTGTTTTGGTAATTTGGTCAGGAAGAATAACTTTTATTCTAAAATCAGAAGTAAATTTACTCATTCTTTCTAAAAAAGGTTCTACATAAAGTCTTGTAGATGAAAAGGTTTTATTTTTTATAATAGTTTCTTTTCCCTTTAATAAATCTTGTACTGTTACACCTTCATTATTCATATTTAAAATGTTCTAATACATTTGTTATAGACACTGTCCCAAATGATTCCCCAATAATATTCATAATCATATTATATCTTGATAAAGATAATTCAGTAACAGTAATTTCTTTGAAAAACTCTTTTGGATATGTTATAACATATTCATTAGTTCCAAAGCTAATTTCATATTCTTCTTCACTAGATCTATCTATACCATCAGTTGCTTCCAACCATTCTTTTTCAGAGAATAATTGAAAAGATTCTAAATCAAATTCATCTGCCCAATTAGTTTTATATATTACAATATAATATTTTTCCATTGTATTAAGTATTAAATAGTATTCTACCTTCTAAAACATCTTTATCTAAGATAATATCATAATCAACAACTGGAGGTGTGTTTCCAAAGTTTTTATGAATCCATTCAGATGAACCAAAAAATGATCCAACTGATTTATATCTAAACTTTCTAGCATAAGTGGTAGCAGTTTGATGAAGGTCTCCTTTTACAAAATAAATATCACCTGTTATTTTATTGTAATCAATAAATTCATTTATTTGATTTTCAGTTTTATCATTTATGGTTAATGGAAGATTTTTAAACATATCTTTGGCATCTTTACCATGACATAATATAAAAGTCTTTTTATTAACAACAAAATAATCAATAAATTTATCAAAAATTACTACATTAATACCTAAATTTAATCCCCATAAAGCAGCTTCTAATGCTTTATTAGAAGTATAGCCAAAATCACCATCGTGATTACCGCCTTCTACAGAGATATATTCTATATTGCTAAATTGACCAGAGCTACTTAAACTAGTAAATAAATAAATCATTGCTTTTAAGAAAGTCTTAAACTGATCTTTATTATTTAAGTTTTGAGGTAATTTATGTCCTCCTCTAGTAGTTTCTCCATTGTACCCATCAAGAGAATCTCCGCCATTAACTATAATTATATTAGGTATATTCAAATTCCTACAAAGTTGCATAATTTTATTTAAAACTATGTCCATTCTACTCATAACTACTGCTTCGTTATAAGTATTTTTATATATTGAATAATCAGAAACTTCAGCACCTATATGCATATCGCTAAGATAAATAATTATTGTTTTATCATTATAGACTGAAGATCTTTTTACATCTACTTTAATATCTAAATTTAAATCCTTCAAAAACTCACCAAAATTAGCAACTGCTTGTTTTAAGTTTTGATGGTCTTTTAATAACTCTTGATATTTCTGAGTTATCTGTTGATCTTTTACTTGCTCATATTTCTTAAGGAAATTATTCTCTCTCTGCTGATTCATGAGTTGAATCAATTCTTCCTCAGTATGTTCCTCTATTATATGTTGAGCAAATGGAACAGAAGCTTTCGTTAAATTGAAAGTTCTTAATATTTTTTTAAACTCTTGAAATGTATATAAAGGGAAATATCTTGAAACTACCTTCTGAGATAAATTAGCACCGCTAGAAGAATATAATCTATACATTAAATCTACTTCTTCTCTAGTCAATGTTCCAACCAAAGGTTTTTTATCTCTGATAAGAATGGTAAAATTATATTTAGAAATTTTACCTTCTTCTCTAATAGCTTCTACAATTGCTCTTTTTTCCATTTCTGCATCTAATGATGCATCATAAGTTTTATTTTCTTCCATTAATTTTTATTAGTTGTTACACCTTTATTATGGTAATACAAAAAGAAAGGGACTACAATAAATTGCAATCCCTCTATCGTCATCTTTTGTAACGACTGGAAATTTGTGTCCAGCACACATTAGTAGATAGAAAAAGTCGATGAATTTAATCCACCGACTTTCCATTTCTTTTTTTACTCTTCAACGAAGAATAAGAATTTACCCAACTTTGCAGATTTAGAAGGAGTATATACACCATAACCGGCATATTTCTGTCCATCAGTAACCTCTTTTACGATTTCAACTACGTAATCTTTCTTATTGATTTCAATAAGTTCTTTCATACTAGCGAAAGCCTCGTCTTTCTTGTTGCATTTGGTTTCAACTGCACCAACAGAAAGAACTTTTACAGCGGGAACTTCAACTTCTTTAGCTACAATAGTTTTTTCTTTTGTTTCTTTATCAACAACCTCAACATTGATCATCATTTTGTTGTAAGGTGTTTGATATTCAACTACTGATTCTTCACCAGTTTCTTCATCAACAACAGTTTTTGTTTCTGTGTGATATTTTACATCGAGAACTGCTTCTTTAACCTGATAGGTTAAGGTTGTTTTTCTCTTGCCATGTGTAACTTCATTAATTACACTGTAAGGGCGTTTTCTTGTATCGTTAGAAGAACCTTCTACTACGATATAAGCACCAACTACTTTTTTATCTTTGATATACTTCGCCATGAAGGTGTTCAAGGCTTTAGTATTCAATGGGGAACCCGCTTTTTTCCATGCTAAGGTTGCATTTTTAAGTCTTTCGAGACTTACGTCTAATCCTGTTGATTCTAACGCTTTTTCTTTGTTAAAGCCTTGTGCTTCTACTGTTTTCATCATTTACATTTTAAATATTTAACATTTTGATCTATAAGTAGTTATTTATCTATATTTTCAAACATATCCTCCTGCAGATTTTAATAAACCTCTACAAGCTCGCGATATACTTGAAGGCGAAATTTCTAATTCCGCCCCAGCATAATTAATGGCATCTCATTCTCGAACAAATTTACCATTCTTTGTATATTGTAAGATAGGTTTATTATTTTTCATAATACCTAACCCTTGACCTTTTTTACCTTTTGAAATCTTTAATTTTGTTTCTTCTGATAATAGAAATGAATCTCCACCATAGGTTAAATTATAACCTTGTTCCACTGAATTAAATTTCTTAATAAAAAATTTCTCAATATTATTAAGAATAGTTTTAATTTTTTCATTATTAAGATTCCTAACTGTAAATAAAATTTCTACCTTAAAATTCTCTCAATTGTATTTGTTTATGGCAGCATGAATTTTAGATTGATTTCTATTTTCTCCCCTTTTATATTGTGTTAGCCGCCTTTTAATATTCATAGACTGTCCAATATACTTTTTGCCAGAAGGAGAAGTTAAACAATAAATTCCGCATACTTTCATGTACATTTACATTTTTAAAATTTTAAAATAATTTTCATCTACTAGTAAATTTTCATCTGAATTATAATGCAAAGATACCACCTTTTACTATATAAAAATGGTGCCAACATGCATTTATATAAAATAGTTTTTTAAAACTATCTAAAACTTAAGTTAACTGTCCAAAAAGTTCTATAACCCAATTTTTTTCGTAGAACCTGACTTAAACAGATAATTTTTCCTTTCTCTGGGAGAAAGTATTTTACTTAAAGCATCCTCAATAGAATAGTCCATTAGATAAACACAAATGTATAATTCTTTTAAATCTGCAATTGAACAATCATCAGAGCCTTCTACCAAAGTTTCCAAATCTTTTTCCGGAACATTTTTATGTTGGAAGAATTCTCTTCTAATATTTTCAGAAGGTAAATCAATTTCTATTAAAAGATCCATTCTACTAGGTCTTAAAACAGAATCTGGAACATTATCAGTATTATTAGATGTAGAAATCACTATGTGATGTTCTATACTAAATTTTCCATCAAGAAAATCTAATAAAGCCGGTTCTACTTCTTGATATTTATCTATATCTTCTAATATAGTTACTACAGGAGTTTCTGGTTGAATTTTTCTAAAGCCTAATGTTAAAAAATTAACATATTGTTCTAGATTTCTAGCATCTTGAACTTTAAAAACAATACCACTATTCTTGACAACTCCTTCAGCAACCTGTGAAATTATCGAAGTTTTTCCTGTCCCAGGGTAGCCAGTTAGTAATATACCTCTTTTATGCACTAATTTATTACTCTTGTATAAATCCTTTTTCTCCCAAAATAAAGCAATTTCATTTACTAAATCTTTTGATTTATTGTCAGAAAATACATAAAGTTCATCAGAAATAAAAGGTAATTTTTTACAGAAAAATCCTAAATCTCTATCCCAATCTACAGTATAAATACCAGGAGATAATTTAGGTAAAAGTTTTAAATTTGTTGACGGTCTGAATAAATCTCCTTCGTGAATCCACATAGAAAGATTTGCGTTTTCATAATCATCATAGTCATAATAACCCTCTAAAAAGGTAGCCATAAGCCAAGTAGGTGTTTAATTTTTTTAATAATTTCATCTGAAGAGGTTAAACCACAAGAATCAAACTTATCACTCCCATAAGCTAAATCATCTACTAATATAGACATTGATTCTAAAAAGTTATAAAAAGCAGAATCATCTTCTTTCTGCCCATTAATTTTCATTAATATTGCTAAAGTAGTTAACGACGGATTCTTCGCTTTTAACTTCTTTGATACAAGAGCAATTAAGGATATAAGAACTAATTTATCATTAAAATCAATTGATAGAGATCCAGAACTAAATAATTTCTGAAATATTCTTTTTTTATCTTCTAAAGTCAAATCATTAAGGTCTATTTGTTTTAGCATCAACAACCAATTTTAGTAAGTTTTTAAATTCTTTTAAACCTTCTCTTATATAAGAAGCTGAAATTGGATATACTTTGTTTTTATATTCTGGAGCAGTTTCAATAACTATTATATTAGCTTTATAACTGTAATCCTCAATATTATGTAAGTGTTTTAATGCGGATTGTAATAACCACATATAAACTCCAATTTGTCTGTAATATCTATATTTTTGAAATGATCCATTATACCAAACAGTTATCAACTCATCATTTTCATTCCTAGAAGTAACATTATTACCCATGAAATAACTTGCAGGTTTACTAGAACTTTTCACATCATTCAAAACAATCTCTTTCAACTCGTGATCAATAGTATAGTTATCGAACTTACTTTTGAATTTAAGAATAGTTATCTCTCCAGTTTCTGTATCAACGTATTGCAAATCACAAAATAATGCATATTCATTATGAAATTCTGCAACAGAAAACATTCCTGGAGGATATAAAGTATCTAAAACTTTTGAAGTAGAATTGTTGATATTTAATAAACAATTAAGATACTTTTCTCTTAATGGAGCTGATAAAAATATAGTCTTTTTATTAACATCTTGTTCAAAAGCTATTCTTTTTAAATAAAAAGGCAAAGAATTCCTTATAGCAGATTTAAGTCTAGTATTAACTAATTTCTTAGCATAATAATCAGCTTGTTCAGATGCTATATAGAAAGAATCTTTTAAAGAATAGCCTTCTTTCCTTAAATCAAATACTTTCTCAGCCCAAATTCCTAATTTTCCATTAGGCTTTTCAATGTCTGAAATAATATAAGATTCGGGTTGTAATAAATTAGCATGTAAGGCACTCCCTAATTCTAATGAATCCGAGTAAGATTCTTTATAAGGAGATAGAAATAATTCTATAGATCCGCCTTCATCAGGATTTATTAGTCCTAACTTTGAATTTGAAATATATTCTTTATATTTTGAACTAAAATATTCAGAATCATCCATCTTCAAAAGTTTAATGGATTCAGGAATTATCGAGATTTCTGCCATAAATCATATTTACCCATAATTTCTTTAAGTTTTAGACTATGAATTCTGAGTTTAGTTTTATACTGCCTATTTTGAGGACTATCCATTAATAAGCAAAATATTCCATTTTTATGACATTCTAAAAATGTTTCATACTTATCATCAATAAATATGTCACATTTCAAACGTTTTAAAACTTCTATTTTACTATTTCCCCAAGGAACATGATGAATGTTACTCCTTCCAGGAAGTTTTCTTAACTGCATAGCTTTTCTTGTCCATTCGACAGGAACTCCTCTAGCAGAAACATAAGCTTTTGGAACAAAGTTCGGCATAAACTTTAAAGGTAAAGTTACCCAAAATAGTCTATTTGTTCTTAATTCTTCTAAATGAGGCTTAATTACGTCATAAGGTATCCAACTAGTTGGAATTGGTATTTTATACCTTTTAGCGTAAGCCTCATGCCACGCTAAAACTACATCATCTACATCTAAGATAATATTCATTAATTTAATTTATTAGGTTCTGAATTTAGATAAAGACCACTTTCAACCCCATCTTTAAAAGATTCTTCCATGATTATAAAAAGAACTTCTTCAATATCAAATATTAAGCTTTGAACTTCTTCAGATTCTAAATCTGCATCATATTTTTCTTTTAAAAATCTTTCTATAATATCGGTAACTCTAGTCATCTATATCATATAAATTTCTTAGTAATTCATAAAAAAATTGTTTAGGTATTATAGCATATTCTCCTTGAGAAGTTATGTTAACATTACCCTCCTTCTTTTCTTGTATATTCCAAAGTATACATAAAGGTTTATCAACCTTGCCAACTTCGGAATTTATTTTTTTGACAGATGGAGTAGTTTGAGTCTTTTTAGTTTGAAAATAACAAGGTAAAATTGAATCTGGATCAAATATGTCTATTTTCATATCATCTAATTTTTTAGACTCACTTCTAGAAGTACATATATTACCATTACCCGTTAACTCCTTTAACTCATTCACTATCTGTCTTTCATATGCAGATCCTTTTGTTTTAGAATAGGCCCCTGACCTTTTCTTTTTCTCAGGTTTCCCTTCTTCAGGTCAACTCTCTTCTGGATTCGTAGTTTTTTTCATTAAAATATATAAAAATGTTTTGTTTGTTTAATATTTGAGCCACTTAAAATCTCATTTAATTCGTCTACAACTATCCAAAATTGAGTCCTAGAAATAACTTTGTATAAATCAGATAAATCTTTTGCGTACTTTCGTTTTATAAAGATACATTTAACACCATATTTCTTTTTATATTTATTTGCTGCTTTTACGCCTGGCAAATCATTATCATAAAATACAAATACTTCAGAATATTTAAACTTCAATTTATTAAATTGATTCTGAGTAATTAAAATATTTTCTGAATTAGGAGCTATGGAAGTTATTCCAAGCTCATATAAAAGCATAACATCTTTTAAAGATTTTGTTATAAGAACACATTTAGCGGATTTTGGTAATTGTTTTGCGCCTTGTATCATATTAGAAGGCCAATTAGTTAAAAATCTATATTTTATTTTAGAAGGCATATAAAGTCTCCAAAATTCTGTATCATCAATTCCATCTCCTCCGTAATATCCAAAAACTGGAGATTTATCAGAAGAACTGGAAAAGTACAACCCATTTAAAAATACAGATTTAATAGAAAATACCTTAAATTTAGTAAGGGTCTTTTGAGAAATTCCAAAAGACCCCCACCAATTTAATTCTTTTTGAGTAAAATCTTGAAACTCAACTTGTATTTTTGCTCTTTCTGTTTCCTTTAATTCATACCCAGTATATTGAATCTTGGGTAAGTTTTTAGGAATAGAGGCTTCTATAAATCCAAAATCATTAGCTATTATTTTTAAAGCATCATAATAACTACAATTATATATGTGCATTACGGCACCTATAAAATTGAATGTTGGTCCAGCAAAATCTTTATATATTAGTAATCCTTGTTTACTTTTATAAAAACAACAAGTAGGTTTATGATCTACTCTTATTATAGCAGGACTGGTAAAAAGTCCTTTTTTTACAGGTATTCCTAGATAGTGCTCAAAATAAGTTTCTTGAGTGAAACTTTTAGATAACAAAAGTTCTTTGGTTATCTTAGTAGATACTTCTAAAGAATACACTAGTTATTTATAAGTCTGCGATATTAAAATTCATATCCAAATCATCCTCTGGCGCTGTTCCAGCACTGGAGTTACCTGGATTATAAGTAGCTGCAGGAGTTGGAGTAGCTGCAGCCTCTTTTTTAATTCTATCTGCTTCATACGAACTAAAGGAAATTTTATCGCCTATAAAATTATTTCTAATATAAGCTTTTCCTTCTTTTGTTAAGCCGGAAAAGAATCCAGGAAATACTGCTTCTCCATTTTTATTCTTAAGAAGTTTAATTTTAGTAGTAGTACCTTTACCAACATCTAAAATTTTAGAAACAAGAGTTCTTAAGCTTTCCCAATTAGGGGCGCCTAAACTTTTTTCTTTATTATCAATCTGTTTAGCAACAGTTGGATTAACAGAGTCTATAACATGCTTAAATAAAAGCATCATAGTTTCTACTCCAGATGGATTTGGAATTTTTTCCATCATTCCATTTTTATTTTTTATTTCTGAATCTTTTCTTTGAAAATCTTCAGGTTTTGGTTCCCAAACAGTATGCTCAAAAACTCCATCTTCATTTTCGAACTTAAGTATTAACTGTCTGTAAACTTTATCAACTTCTTTTACGCCTTGAACGTCTTTCAGTTCGCATCCTGCAAATTTAACAGTATGGATGCTATTTCCAACTAATTTAGGTTTTACAGTGCTTTGTGAAGCTCCCGCGGTACTATTAAATGAATATCCGTCACTCATTGTGTTTATTTTATATTGTAAATGTAAATTTATCTACCTCTGTATTTTCATTGTCATCTACAATTATAACTGGATCTATTCTTTCAGCTTTCGCTATAACTTCTTTAGCAGCTTTAATATTGCTATTACCATTAGTAGGAATTAATTCCCATGTACCTTCTTTATAAGGTTTAATGGTAAATTCAGAACCTATTTCTGCTAATACTGCATTTTGAGCACCTTTATAAGCAACTGTGCCGGATTTAGTAAATTTATTACCAACTTCTTCATCAGTTCCTATAATTGGAAACAAAGTTTTACCTTTTTGTTCCCACTTTACAAATACTCTATCTTCTTGGGTGAGTCCCATATCAGCAACAGCTTTATTATTAAAAACTAATTTAGTAGCTTCTAAAGTAATAATGGCTTCACTTGCCATCTCTTCAACTACTTCAGATTTTTTCTTAGTAGTTCTTTTCTTTTTTTCAATTCCATCAACTGAACATTGTACATTAGTAACTGAGTCAGTTTCAGTATCAAATTCAAAGGTAACTATTACGTTTTTAACCATTGTATTCGTTTATTCTTTCAATAACATATTGTAAATCATTATCTATAAGTATGGAGTCAAAACATCCCATAGGAGTTTTAGCAGTATTTGTGCCGTCTGAATTGGTCATGAATTTATATTCCATTTCTCTATTTTCATTAGCAGTTCTTACTGTAAATAACACATAAGTAAATAATCCCTCAAGAGTAATCATATTATCAATCATGCGACCAATAGTTTTAATTTTAAACTGTGGATTTAAAATATCTCCTACATTGTCAGAATGACAAAATATAAATACTTTTAAATTACTTCTCATGTTCATAGCTTCTTTTAAAATACTATGAAAATGTTGTGCTAATTGTGTAAACTTCTCATCAATTGTGTTAATCTGCGCTACTTAATAACGCAACTCTTTATATTTCTATAAAGTTCAGACTATATCTTAATTTTTATTTAGCCTTCTCTGGCCTTTAGGAATTGTTAAAGCATCTATAATTTCCCATTTATGTTTGCATATACGATTAGTAACAAGCGAATATTCTACATTGTAAAATTCAGCCCATTCTTTCATTGTCTTATATACTCCATTAATTTCAATTTGTCTACCAAAAGGATCTTTTTGTATAGCATTTTCAAAAGATAAACCACTTCTGTAAATTCTTTGATAAAGAGTTGTATATTTAATACCTAACTCTTTTGCCCAATCTTTTAATACCATTGTTTTTCCATTATAAGAAACAATATCATTAAAATCTTCTCGATTTTTACTTTGTGTAGTTCTGTCTGCCCAAATACAATTTACTTTAGAATAATCTTCAAGATTATCTTTTCTTTCTAATGTAAATCCTTCTGGACATTTTCCCATATCTAAATAAAATGTTTCGAAAGAATTTAACCATTCAGGACATACCTGAATATTATTTTCTTTATATTTTCCTTTTGTTGCAGACGGAGAATAACATCTGGATTTCATTGATTTCCATTGTTTATATTCCGGTAATTTGCTTTTTCCTTTAATTTTTTCCATATTGCTAATTTAGTAAATTACTATTTACAAAGATAGCAAAGAAAAATGATAAAAATTCCAACCATTTCCAAAAAAGTTACTAATAACTTTAATGTACTCCCCTTCACGGAGATAGTCGTTGAACCTTTTTCCAAAATTTAATTTGGAAACTTGGATGCGGATTGACCAATTCTTTTTGATTTTACCATACCTTTCATCATTACTGAAAGCCATTATGTATATTACTATCATAATTTGGTTAAAAAGACTCTAAGGTTATCCCCGCAATTAGATTGGTTAGGGCATGTAAATGCTACCCTTTTTCAAGAGCTCTGTCCATTGCTTCAAAACTCATTATATATTGAGAATCCTCAACAATAACTTGTTCTATATGAGGCATTGTAGAATCTATGATTTTTAATATCTTTAATATCTTATCTACATCACTAGTATTATACAAATTCCCTTCAAACTTTTTAGTTGAAGGATCTTGTTTTAGTGGTGTATAATTTTTCTTATAACCTCTAATAGGAAGAGGTTTATTTGCTACGTTTATAATAAACGTTTTAGTTGGATCTAAATTTCTTAAAGAGGTTGATTTACCACTTCCAGATTCTCCAACCACGGCACAAAGTTCAGCCATATTTAAAATTTATACAGATTTGTAATATTTTCTTCATCTACTTCGTCTTCTATAATCTGTACATTTCTATTTAAATCCATATAAATAGAATAATCTGAAATTTCTTCTGGTCTAGGAAGTTCTCCAAAGAGACCTAACTCACCATGGAATATCATTCCAAAATTTAAATCTGCATCACCATATCTATTTTTAAGTACTTGGCATAATCTGAACTTTTTCTTTAAAACATTTTGAATTGGATACCCCTCACATCTTGCAATCTTTTCTCTAAAAGGAAAAAATAATGCAAGAACAACTTCAGAAGCATCTGTAGTTCCAGAGGTGTCTTTAAAATCTTCTAACCCAATAAGTTCATAATTATTGAGTTTCCTATCCATAGACTTAGCATTTCTATTCAATTGCTGAACAAAAATACCAGTGATATCACATTTATTTCTAAAATAAATAGCATAATCTGCTACGGTATCAATTTTAGATTTTTTACTATCAGGACCAGCTATTAAGCCAACGTGGTCCCATATAATTACCTTAAACCTATCATCATTTGGTATATAATCTTCCCTATGATCATCAATTTTAACAAATGATCCTAAAGTGCTAAGCCACTCTTTAGAAGTAGCATAGATTGCAGCAGGACTTAAGGCCTTATCATAAATAACTAAATAAGAATCTAATGTTTCTAACCAGTCTGTACTTTGTAAGATTAAATTATATTTTTCATCGCTTATTATATCTTTCATAGAAAGAATTTCTTTATAAGGGACTATTTCTTTAAACTTGTCCCATAGATATAAAGAAGTAAGCTTTGCATATAATGCATCTTTACTCATTTCAAAACTATAATATAAAATAGAAATTTTATTATTCTCTCTATTTTTTATAAGATTATAGACATAAGTTGCAATTGCAAATGATGTTTTACCAGCACCTGAATCTGCTCCTATAGTTATTAATGATTTTTTTTGAATTCCATAAATGATAGTATCTAATTTAGATAATCCAGTTGGTATACCTAAATTTCTTCCTTCTTTCCCTTGCTTTACAGCTTTTAAAAATGATTTAAAACCCATTAAAAAAGTTCAGAGTTTTGATACCCGTTAACATTTCCACTATTTCTTATGTATTCTATTTCTTCATATTTTCTACTAGAAATGAATTCTAAAATGGTGTAATTTATTAGATTATGCTCTTTGGCATATTCTAAAGCCTCCATAACTCTTTCATGAGTTACAGCAGCATTCTTTAACTGCTTTGTATAAAATATACAAAAATCTTCAAATGAATATAAATTTGCTTTGGTAAAGTTCTTAATGCTACATAATTTTCCATTTATATTTATAAACGGGGGATATGCATCAAAAAATTCTTTGCCCATTTCATTTGATTCTTTTACATACATTTTAATAAAATTTTTGTTAAAGGGAATTAATTTAAAATTTAAAGTATCCCCTTCTTTTGGAATATTGAATGTAGAATTTATTACTTTTTTATTTACTAATGATGCTAATACTTCTTTTAATAATTGTTTCCCATTAGAAATGTTGGAAATATAATTAATAAGAAAACTAGAGTTTCCATCAATAGCAAGAAATAATAATTTTACAATAAATAATTCGGTAGGAGTCAGACCACTTTTAGTATAAATGGAAATTTCCTCATTTAACGATAATTCAAAATTATGCATTACTGCTTATTTTAAACTACCTTCTCCTTACTTTGTGTATTAATTCTTTAAAGAATCTTTATCTGAATTTTCAGGCAATTCATAGGTTTTTATAAATTTATCTATTAGTTCAGAATATCTCTTTAACATTGTTTTCAGAGTATCTTCTTGTAATCTTTTACATATAAGATAATCATTTAAAACAGTTGATAAATGAAATAATTCAAGTGCTTCTTTCCAATCCATTTAATTATTAATTTCTTCAATTATTAATTGTAATCGGCCTTCATCTTGTATTATGCCTTTTATTCTTGCTTCAAAGCCAGTTATTTTTCCTGACATTGTAGAAGTTCTTAATACTAATACAGATACAGGATCAGTAATGTCAACTAGATCTTTATTTAAAAACTTAATGTGATCTAGTAATTCTTCTGTTGTCATAAATTAAAATCTAAATAGTTTATCCATTTCTTTCCCTTCTTGGAAAGAATCAAAATCTTTAGAATAGTTTAACACTTCTTCTAATTCTTGCTCATTAATTTCAATGTATTGTTTTCCTACATTAGAAGTAGAATACCAATTTTCTTCCATTGTACCTTTTATAACTAAAGTAAATACTTCTGCTTTCTTACCCTCTTCAAACCTAATAATTCTACCAATTCGTTGAGTTTTTTGTGTTTGAGAAGAAGTATTAGAAAGAATAACAGCTAAATTTAAACCTGGAACATCAGCTCCTTCATCTAAACTCTTGGCAGTATTTATAACTCCTACAGATAATTTAGCAAATTCTTCCATAGTAAGTTTATTCTTTTTCTTAGTCTTTTTAGAATGTACTACATAACCAATCTTTATTTTTTCAGCTTGCTTTATAGTGGCAGAAAAAGTAATAGCTTTAGAATGAGGTCTTGCTTCAAGTATTGCTCTTGCTAACTCAATCTTTCTAGGATGATCTGATACATAACTTTTTCTAGCATGTAATGCTCTGCTCCAAACAAAAGCCATTGCAGTAACTTCTTTAAAGATGCTATTAACAACTTCTTTATATCTTGGATGATTTCTATCCAAAGTACATAATGTTTGAGCATATTCATATCTAACAAAATGTGAAGGCTTTATTAAAACCTTACCTTTTCTTATACCATTAACACAACTCATAGTTAGTGCAAAATCATTTTGAAAATATGCAAATGCATTTAAAAATTTCATATTTTCCTCTTTATACTGTTCAATATCATCAGTTTCTATACTAACTTTATATTCAGTATAAGGAGAAAGCCATTTATTTTCTAATGCTTCAGAAATAGTTAAAGTGTCTATTACAGGACAATGAAAGGCTAATATAGCATGTTTTCCATCAAGTCTATTAAAAGTAGCAGATAATCCAAGAACTAATTTCGGAGTTCTTTGAGCAAATACTTTAAAAAAAGTATCGGCAGCCATTCTATGGACTTCATCTAAAATTAAAAGGTCAATAGAAGTATTAACTTTAATAGCAGAATTAATAATCTCAATTGAAACATAATTATCTAAATTAAATTTAATTAATTCTAGTAACCATTGTTCTTTTAAATAATCTGTTGGAACTACTACTACTACTTTTTTGTTAGTATTTTTACTTATAAAAGATTTAATAGCTAATAATCCGGCTCTAGTTTTACCAGAACCAGTACACCATTGTAAAGTACCTCTACCTCCAGATTTTATCCATTTTTCAATAGCAACTTTTTGGCGTTCATTTCTTGTCATTATTTAATGTTCTTAATTTTTACGGGAGCAGATTACAAAGATACAAAAATTTTCCCATAAAAAATACCAAAAAATACTAATGCACCCAATAGTCACCAGTGACAGCATCTGCTTTTAAAGGTAAAGTTCTACAAAAAGGTTTTCCGGCTTCTTCCATGCAATATACTAATACAGGCAATACTTCTTCAGCCATTTCTTTTGGACATTCAACAAGAAGTTCATCATGTATTATATTTACTATTTTAACTTTTAACCACCAATTTCTTCTTAAAATCTCTTTAAAGAATAATATAGTAGCATATTTTGTTATATCAGCACTTGTGCCTTGAATAGGATAATTCTGACTGTAACGTTGTATCTCACTTTTGGAAGTATTATACTTTTTAAATAAGCTTCTAGCATCCGGAGTAGTTTGCCAAAAATCATCAGAGTTTACTATGTCATAAAGATTGAAATAGTCTATTTTCTCTTTATTGAAAAAATACTTTCTATTAGTTATTTTATTAAACTCAATGTGTCCATAATAACTAGTCCTATTAAAAACTAAATCAAAATAACCTTTCATTTTGGGAAAAGCTTCAAAATAAGCATTATAAACAAAATCTCCATCAGTCTTAGAAATATTACAATTTTTAGCAATAGTAGATCCATTGCCTCCATATGCAATAGCAAAACCTGCTGATTTGGCTATCTGTCTTTTATCCTTATGTTTATCCTTAATAAAAGTTAAAGCATTATTATCAATGTCTTGTAAAGAACAAATTCTAATATCTTCATACATTAAAAATGCAACATATGAATGCATATCATTTAACCCTCTATTAAAAAACTCAATAATATTAGGCTCTTGACTGGCATTAGCTAATACAATAGTCTCCTGCCCACTATAATCCGCATCAAGCATAACATTACCTTTATCTGCAATAAAGCAGGACCTAACTTCTTTTGGAGTTGGAATATTCTGCAAATTAGGAGTTTTATCATATTTGCTACCACTACTTAATCTTCCAGTATCATTTAACTGTTTATAAGTAGTATGTATTCTTTGAGTAACAGGATTTATGTAATTCTTCCAAGATTCTCCATAAGTAGAAATCTCCTTTTGTAGCTCTTTATACTTTAAATATAACTCTAATATGGGAAACTTTTTAACTTGGGGTTCTAAAACTTTAGCATCTACAGTTTCTATAGATTGACCTTTCTGTTTTAGCACTACATTTATTCCATAATCCTTAAAGATTTTAATAACCTGTTGAGGAGAATTCCAATTAACAATACATTCTATAGTATTATCAAACATATCCAACATTCCAGAAAAATACTTAGTATATCCATCCGAATAAAGTCTATCCTCTAATACTTTCTTTAGCTTGTATAATTCCGCTTTATTATTACGTGCATTTTCAAGCCATTTGTTTAGATCTAATTTTATTCCACAATACTCAATATAAGCTAAGGCTACTACAAAAGAATTGTCTAAATCTAAAGCTCTTCTAAGATTCAATTCATCTATCTTAATAAGCTGCGCATCTCTAATTAGAGATAATAATTTAATATCATTCGCGCCGTATAATAAAACTGAAGTACTTAATCCTACCCTTATTATTCTACCCCTTATAGATTTATCTAAATAAACATTACAATACTTAACAGCTAAGGTACCTAAGTCTCGCCCGTCATACTGAAGACCATTAGTTAAAATGTATTCAGCTAACATAGTATCATAAATTTTCTTTAAAATAACTCCTTGATGAAATAATATTTTTAAATCAAACTTTGCATTTTGAAAGATATAAAGTGCATCGTGAGTATTTAAAAAATTAACAAGTTCTATAGGGATTTTATTATTATAACTAACAATATCAAAAAGAATTTGAAAATCGTAATTTCCAAGTTGTAGTAGTAGTAATTTTTTAGTGTAAGGATCTAAGCCTTCAGTTTCAGTATCAGCTGATATTATATCCAGTCCTCTAAGTAGTTTTATACCCTGTTTTAAACTAATTACTGCAAATTCACTAGTATCAAAAAGAGATATATTGTTACTAATTAGATATATCATTTTTTATTTAAATTTTAACACTTTCTATTAAGAAGCCATACATGTTCAGTTCCAAAACCTTGGTATAATGTACCTGTTAGTGGAGATTCCGCTTTATCGCAAAGTGGTAAAAGATCATTTATTATTTTTGAGAAAGTTTCGGAAGAAACTCCGTATCTATCCTCAACAAATTCTTCTAAATCTTCTTCTGAAATCTCTCCTTCACAATATCCTGCTTTTTTAGCAAGATGTTCTACTAATTCATATATTTCAAAATCCATGTTAATTAGAACTAAATTCAGATTCTCTGGCATCGTATATTAAATCGTACCATTCCCATTCTTTCTCATCTCTGGTTTCATCCCATTCTGATATAGTATAAAAATAGTAATTACCTTCTTGTTCAGAAGCTTCGTCATGCATTTCATCAGTATATTCTTCAACTCCTGGAAATAGATCTTCTAAAACTCCTTCATGTCCAGTTTGAGGGTAATCATTAAAATTATCATAAGCACATTCTGCAGCAATAGGATCAAGATCAGATGCTTGTTCAGCATATGCAGAAAATATTGCTTCTTCTCCACACCAATTCGTGGAACATTCTATTAAGAATCTTTTCATTATAATTTATAATTTTTATCGCCAGCAACTAATTCAATCTCTTCCATTCTATTTTCCCAAGATTCTATATGTTCTAATACAGCTTCTTCAAGAGTGAAAAGAATACGAGTTCTTAAAACTTCCAATTGGACAGTAGTAAGATCTCTATATTTTTTATTAGGTTTAATAGTAAGCATTGCTCTCATTTGAGTGTAGCTTAATCCTCTAGAATTTAAGTGAAGTTTTTCTTCTTCTTTAATGTTAAGTCTTTCTCTGATAATTAACAATTTATCAGCGATACTGTTTGTTTTCACATATTCACTCAATTCTTTGGATTCTGCCGGAGTTAGCCAAATACCTTGTTTTAAAATAAAAGTTCTGGTAATATGTTTTTTATCAAAGGCTCTTAGTCTATCTAAGCATCCGTCAATAACTAAACTTACAGGAACTTTTTCAAATTCATCAGGAACATTATCAAACATCATTCCAACAACTGGTTTAATATTTTTTAATGCTTCTTTGTTGTTCGATAAGAAAGTATTTATAAGACCTACTAAACTGAATCTACTAAGAGTTTTCTCAGTTTCAATATATCTTAAAAACAATTCCGCACCACATCTATCTTTTTGGTCATTTATCAGCTCAAGTACCGTATATCTGCCCGGCTTCTGAGGGTCTTTATTAAACAACATAGTCTTACAATGAGTGTAGCAACTTTGCAGTTCTGACTCATTCATATCAACTAAGCGTTTTTCACTTTGTACGTATCGACCAGTTTGATCCAATACTTTTGTACCTTTCCAAATAAAAGATTCTAGTGCAGGGGTTTCTTGTTTACTCATATCTTTATAAGATTATTTCATTCTTGTGTATAATTTTATTATCTATTACAAAGTCGATAAAGTATACGTTAGAGTATAGATATTTACAATCTTTGTCTAAACTAGGATTAAAATAAGTGTCTCCGGCCTTAACCAGATTATAATTTAAAAATCCTTTATCTCCTATTAAAACTGAAGGAGTATTCCAATTTGGAAGTTTAGTACACATTATAAATTCTTTTGTATTTATATTTTGGAACACATATATAGTATATGTCCCTTCTCTAACTGATACTAGTTCTACATAATCTATCATTAAGGAACATCGTTCCAGTCATCTTCGGTTTGATCAGTTTCTTCCCAATCATCTTCTCCATCATCATCATAATAGATGTCATCATCAAACTCTTCTTCTTGAAGTTCATTTTCTTGAACTAAAGTATGATCGGGGTTTTGTAATAAATAAGCATCATAATGCTCATTGGAGTCAATGTTAATAACATCTAGCATTTCTCCTTCAGAATCAAAAATTAAATAATTCATTTTTTGATAGGTTTAGTTTTTACTTGTTTTACAGGCTTAACATATTTTATGTAACTATTCTCTATTAGCCACCATAAAGGAGCAGAAAACAATTCGCATACTATGCTAATGCTATCATCTATTTTGAATCTTTCAACAATATTTTTTATCTCATTTTTAGAGCAATATAATTCACTATTTGCAACAGAAAAATAATTCTTAAATCTGCAGTGAACGAATACTTCATAAGTAAATTGATTGTTATTATCAATTACTACACATTTGCCCTTTTTTATAAAAATATTATCTAATGTGTTCATTTATTAAGTCTTGCAAAAGAAAATTTTGTTCTGTATCATAATCAGAACACCATATATCTTCCATATTTCTAAAATTATCAAGTTTAGTCAAAGGAATTTTAGACTTTATATACCTATAATTAAGTTCTCTAAAATCCTTAACTATTCTTAAACCATCAATATACCCAATATTAGGTATAAACACCATCGCATGATCAACTCCATCAAAATCTTTATAAGAAATTTTTATAGGATCAGATTTATCTAAAAAGACAACATGATTTTTAATACCTAAATAAGAAAGTTTCTTAGAAAAATAATACGCAAAATGTACACATCCACCATAATTGATAGAATCTATATATTTTTTTATATCTTTTTGAAGAGCCTTTATTTGGCGAACTGATCCTGTCATAGAATTTTAGTTATAAAACCTTTCCCAAGAGCTTCTTCAGCACTCATCCAATAATCGTTTTTAAACAATTCTTCAGAATTATTAATATTAGTTTTAGACTCTATAATATCATAAAGGTATTTTTTATACTTCTGAATTTCTTCATAAGTTATACCAATTTCACTTGCTGTACCAATGACACCGCCAGAAGGTTGATGTGCCATTAATCTAGTGTGTTTTGTGGCATATCTTTTACTACCCATTAAAAGCAATATAACTCCCATACTTGCACACGTTCCTAATGCAGTAGTAATTATTGGAGCTTTTATCAAATTTGCAACATCATAAATAGCTAAACCTGCAGGAACACTTCCTCCAGGAGTATTTATATAAACGTTTATTGGGTCTTTAGTATTTTTAGAGTCTAAATAAAGCATTTGTGCAATTACTTCATTTGAAAGATAATCATCAATGACTTCTCCAATAAAGATTATTCTATCTTGAATTAATCTTGAAAAAACATCAATAATTGCTATATTTTCAGGATTTTTCTCTACTATTGTCCTACTCATATAAATAATAAAAAGTTAAAATTAAAGTAAAGAAATGGATTAACTGATCTAGTCCTATTATGGAAAATCCTCCAAAATTAGGGATTTCACTTCCATAATGTTTCTTTTCAAACATATTATGTACTATTTTACTGGTAACATAATCAACAGAAGTATGAGTAAATAAAGTAATTAAAAAGAAATACAGTAAATTAACAGGGGTTAAGAATGAATATACACCTGCTGTAAGTAAAGTAGAATAAACTAAAGTATGGCTTATTAAAGCTTGGAAATCATTCCATTTATTAACTGCCCATTTTTCGTCCTGATATATAAAATCAGCTACATAATGAATACATAATATCCAAAGAATAATAATTGTTGTACTCAGATCCATATAATTAAAATTTATAATTTAATTATTGTGTTCTACTTTTGAAGCTTCTACAGCTAATGCATCACACAATTCATTGTATTTATTACCAGAATGTCCTTTAACATGCTTCCAATTGACAGTAACTTTAGATACTAAAGAATCTAAAATTGCCCATAAATCTGAATTGACATTTCTTTTCCAATTTTTAGTCATAGTGCCAATTATATACATTGAATCTGTATATATTGTTATTTCACTATATTGTTGTTCAACGGACCATTCACAAGCAGCTATAGCAGCTTGAATTTCCATTCTATTATTAGTAGTATTAGGTACAGAGTAAAATCCTACATGAATTTTCTTTTCATCTTCTAATACTACGAAAGCAATTCCCCCAACATCTCTGGAAGGGGAATATGCTCCGTCTGTATATATTGCGATCATAAAAAACTATTTGCTCTTTTTCTAATATCTAAAAAGTTTTCATCTCTTAATAAATTCCCATCTTCATAGACTGTTTCAAGAGAATCTATATAAGCATTGAACATTACTTTAGAATTATCAGCAGAAGAGAAAGTGCTAAAATGACCGTTAGAATGATGTAATTTTAATTTACCAGGCTTTGAAGATTTAGATAAATCAGATTGAGGAGTTTTAGAAACATTAATAGGAACGCCATTAATTTCAGCATATGAAACTTTTATAGCCCACCTATCAGTATCTCTTGTTAAACCATCTTCTAAAATACCTCCTCCAGAACCGGTATTAAAATTCTCAGCACTCCAACCAGAATTAGTATACATTTTATACAATTCTGGAATAGATTTTTGATTCATACCATCGCCTTGAAGCAACCCAATATTTTCATTCAATATTTTATAGTTTTTTCTATTAATATGAAATCCAAAATTGGCAGCTAATACATCAGTATACTTTAACATATTAATCAAAGGATCATTGCTGTCTGGTCTGAATATAACTCTTCCAGGTCTTTCAATAATCAATTTCTTAACATCGGGTCTTGTAATCACATTATACATAAAGTTATCTGCATCATAAGAATCTATTACAATACTTATAGGCAAATGTTGTTCAGAACGCTGTAATTGAGCTTTGATATAATCATATTCTCCCTCACCAGCTCCCCAAACAGTTGCAACACTATGTTCAGTAGCCCAAACAGAATTACCAGCATTAGCGTAATTATAGTAATCCTGTATTAAATCACAAGCAGACAAATTGTCAGTACCATTAAAAGATATTAAATGTGCAGAACCTCCGATAGCAGCGGCTTCATGAAACGACCCGCCTCTATACCCAAAATCATTTACTGCATAATCTAAAAATGGAACTTCCATAGATTTTTCAAAGTAGGGAAGGATTTCTTTTTTAACGTAAAACATTCTTGTAGCAACAGCAGTAGAATACCAATGCCACATAAGCCAGTCTTCAAAATGAGAAACCATTGGAGCAAACCAATCTACAGTAGCTTCCACAGTAAAGCATACATTAGAAGTAGGTATTAAAGTACCTTCTTTAGCAGCTTTTATCCTTAGTGGATAGTATCCTAATTTTCTCACTTTTTCCCAAATTTCTTTTGGAAAATATTTATCTGTCCCAAAAGTATTTAAAGCCCTTAGTCTACCTCTTTCAATATTGTCAGCGGTAACTTTAGTCATAAAATACTTTTTTAGTATAAAGTTCATACCATAATAAAGTATGAAATCATGTTCTCCGCCCTTTCTAGCTTCACCATAGTCATAAAAACTAGTTAGACCATAAGGTCTTTGAAGCCAATGAGTTAATTTATAAGCATCTGTCGATGTTGTAGGATTCATAAATAAATTTTAGTTATTAAGAAATCTTTTATGTGCCATGTATTAAAATTGTTGCTGCATGTGTAATACCATAAGTATAAGCAAAAGCAGAATATACCATATGTGGCCCTTCAAATGTAGCTATTTCCTCCTTATCATAATAAAAAACTATTTTTTCAAGAGTAATTTTTATATTAAGTTTAGGAATATAAACTTGAGCTTCTTTTAACAACTCATTAAAATCAGGTTCCATTTTGTCTATTTATTAAATATTCATAAATGGCTTTCCAATCTGAATGTGGATCAAATCCAGCTTTATCATCAATTAAAATTGAGAAATAAAACTTTTCACTAAAGTTTCCAGTAGTAGTATTTTCTACCTCTATGTTTTGGTTAAAATAATTAAAATAGATCCCATGTTTTCTAAAAAACCTAGACACAGCTAATTTAGTAGGAGTATGACATGCACTCCATATAATTATTTTACTTTCAGGTAAATTCCTGATTAAAGTAAGAGTTTTTAAAACATCTTCATTTATCCAAGAAAATTCATTGTTTTTATAATTGGATACTATGCAAGTATCGTGCAAGTCAATTGCCCAATAAATAGTATCCCAATTGCGTTCTTCTAAGAGTTTATAAGCTCTATCAACTGCTCTTAATATGGACATATTGTTCCTATGATTTTGGAAGTTTTTTGGTTTATTAAGTAATGTTCAAATCTGTCATAATACATATAATCTTCAGCAGAATATAGATAAATTTTATAACCATGTTCTGCTAAAGATTTCAAGTCGTCTCTAGAAAACCATCTATATAAATCTTCTAGAGACTCTGTGCAAGATAAATACCCGCAAACTTCTTCATCAAAATCCATTAAGACTTCTGAACAAGTACAAAAATTAAGTTCATTATGAATCAATCCAGTAAAATTACCTTCTTGATCATACCAAAGACCTTGTCTAGTATCAAAATTTCCAACTCTAAAAAATAATTTATTTGGTAACATATTAATGTATTATCTCTACATATTTTAAATAGTCAGAAGCATATGATACACAATTTTTAAAAGTCCCTTCATAATATAAACTTCCTTTTGGTATTACACATTTAACAATAACTGGTATTCCTGAAGTACGAAATCCTTCGCTAAAATTTATAGTATCAGATAAATCTTTAAAAGAATGCAATCCTTTTTCTATTGTATTCTCACATCTTTGTATTTCAGATGTATATGATTCACCAATTTCAACTTCAAATTCTCTAAAAGGAGTTCTTAAGACTTTTTTGCTTGTCATTAATTCCACATTATTAACAGTTACTGAACTAACTTCACAATCAAGTTGCCAAGAAAAACTATACCCAAATTTTTCTCCACAGTAATTTCCGTCTAACATCGAGTCGTTAGTACACAAGTAAAGGTTTTTATTAGCAACACTGATAATACCTCCACAATCATTATTATATATAATTCCTTTAAATTCTTTTCCATGTAAAGAAGATAAATCATCAATATTTAAAACCTTTTCAATAAAAGATTCTAAATGTTTATATACCGTTATATCTTCTTTAGCTATTAACGGTAATGTAATATCAGAATGTAATTTTAAACACATATTGTTATTATTTAAGATTGAACAATTTCTACATAAGTTAAAGCATCAGAAGCATAAGAGGAATCTCCATCAAAAGTTCCCTTATAATATGTGCTTCCCTTAGGAATAATACATTTAACAATAGTACCTTCATCATACCAAAGTGCCCAATTGGTTAATTTGGCATCTCTGGCAAATTCAAAAGAGTGTAATCCTTCTTCAATATTATCACCTTTCTTTACAAGTTTAGATGTATAAGTATTTCCAATTTCAATTGGATAATTTCTGAAAGGAGTTTCAAAACTAAAACTAATTTTTACTAATTCTACATCATTTACAATTAATGATGTAACTGAGTCAGTAAAAACCCAAGAATACTTAAATCCAAATTTTTCATCACAAAATAATCCCCATGCATAATTAGTACAAAGAAAAACTTTATCCTCTTTTACAGAAAGTATACCTTCAAATTCTTCATCTAATATCATTCCTTTAAAAGGAACTCCGTGAAGATCTTCGATATTTTGACAGTCTAAAGAAATTTCTTTAACTTTAATTACTGTTTTGTAAACTACAATATCCTCAAGAGTTTCAAGAGGAATTTGGTTTTTAAAATTTAACTTTAAACACATGCTATTCAACGATTTTTACATAGGTTAATTGATCAGAAGCATAGGAAGGGTAATCATCAAAGTATCCTTTATAATACATACTATCTTTTGGGATAATACATTCAACAAATACCATAATTGAATCCTCTCTTCCATTCAATTCTTTAAAATCAAGAAGATATAATTTTTTAGCATCTTCTAAAAATTCAAAAGAGTGCAATCCTTCACCAACTGTATCATATTCTTTTACGATGTCTGATTTAACAGTGTTCCCAATTGTAACTTTAAAATCCATATAAGGAGTTAGTAAACTGGAGGTACTCTTTAGTAATTCCACATCGTTTACAACTAATGAAGTAATTTGTTGATCCAATACCCAAGAGTATTCAAAACCAAATTTTTCAGGGCAATTTGAGCCTCTAAAAGTATTATTACAAAGATAAATTGTCATACCTGCTACAGAAAGTACTCCTTCAAAATAGCTTCCCATATAATGTTTTGCTTTAAAAGCAACTCCATGGAGATTACTAATATTTTTGCAATTTAAAAAATATTTTAGTCTTTCAATTAATAATTTATAGACTACAATATCTTCAGTTGCTTTTAAAGGCTCTTCATCACGAGATTTTAAATCTAAACACATATTATTTAAATATTACAATTGTTATATTACAATCTTTTAATTCTCTTTGAATAATAGCCTTAACTACATTCCAATCTCCACCTGCTAAACCACAACCAATTTGAGGTAATCCAACACGTTGTCCTTTAAAAGTAAAGTTAATCTTACGCATACAAAGAATCAATGCTTCATAATCAATTGGTGCAGAAACACCATTTGAATGATTGCTACCAAACCCATATTGAGTATAAGAATTGACCACTGTTAATTTATAATCAGGTAATTTAAGAATTAACTCTCTTGGAGAATTTTCAGGAATATAAGCTTTTTGATTGAATATGTTTAAAACTCTTCCATCAATATTACCTAACTTATCAATATGACCTTTAAGTTGAGGATGTTCCATTTTAAATTGATCACAACTAAAAGCTTTAGCCATTTTAGGAGCTATACCAGCACCCATAGTACAGAAACAGTTACAACCATGAGTTATAACATCAAAATTACCTTCTAAGGCAAGTTGAATTAAATCTCCATTTACTTCTTGATACATTTTTTAATCTATTAGTTTAGTTAAAATTATTTGATTAGAACAAATTAATCCACTGAGGTCTTCAATATATTTAGATCCTTTAGGTATTATACATTCAACATTAGGTTTTCTTCCTTTATCTTTAACACCACTTTTATAAGAATGAAAACCTTTAAGATAAAAGTCACATTCAGGAAGTATATTTTCCCAACTAGTGAAAAAAGTATTTGAAGAAGGAAATCCTAAACCTTCTAAAACAGCATCTTGAGCCTGAAAATCAGCATATGCATAGTCATCTGGATTTGTTCCATCATCTTTTTCTAAACGTTCAGTATATAAAAGGCCAAGAACATATTCAAAACGCATTATATATGAATAATATCTTATTCCATAATTATAATCGACATCAATTTGCTTATAGCAAATGATATCTTCTTCAGCCTCCTTTATAGGAGTTCCTTTAAGTACTATTAAACACATTATTCAATGATTTTTACGTAAATTAATTGACTAGAAGCGTAAGAATCTGCTCCAAGAAATGTCCCTTTATAATATTTACTTCCTTTCGGAATTACACATTGCACTGATACAACACTTCGCCAACATGAATTTGCTAAATGTGTATCATAAGCATGTTTAAAAGAATGAAGACCATCTTCTATAGTAAAGCCACTTCTTTTAAGTTTTGAAGTATAAGTAAACCCTATATCAATTAAAACACCCATATAAGGAGTTTTATAATATACAATTCCTATTTTTGGATATTCTATTTTTGCAAGAGTTTTATAACATATAATATCCTCTGATGCAACTTTAGAAGAAAAATTCCATAAAGATAAACTTAAGCACATTATTCTATAATTTTTATATATTCTATTTTATCAGAAGCATATGATTCATAACCTAAAAATTTCCCAACATAATATTTGGATCCTTTAGGAATTAAACATTCTACCTTAACGGTGTCATCCTCTCTAAACTTGTCTAAAGATTCATAAGAAGAAAAACTATGAAGCGCAATAGAAACTGTAAGACCTTGTCTAAGTATATTAGAAGAATAAGTGGTTCCTATTTTAACAGGCATATATTTATACGGAGTATAATATGTTTTACCATTCCCTTGAGAAGATGTATAATTTCGCATAAATCTAGGAGGTTTAGTACATAGATATTTATAACATACTATATCTTCAGAAGCAGTTTTTGAGAATATATTAAAAAAATTTAAATCTAGACACATATTACTTTACAATTTTTAAATAGATTAATTTATTAGAAGCATAAGATTCCACACGAAAAAACATTCCTTTATAATATAAACTCCATCTTGGAATAATACATTCTACAACTGTTGGTTTTTTACAATCATTGTAAGAAACCCATGTTGTATTAAGATCTTTAAAAGAATGAAGACCTTCATATACAAAAAAGTCTACTTTTCTAAGTTCTGAAGCATAAGTATCCCCTATAGTAATTTGATATCTGCGATAAGGAGTTTCATAAACTATACGTCCATTTGCAAACTCTATTTTATCAACTACTTTATAACATTTAATATTTCTAAATGCAATTCTAGGAATTCTTAATTGATTATGTAAATCTAAGCACATAATAATCTACTTAAAAGTTTTACATGTTCTGATACAAGAATATCCTCTAAGTATGCTGTTAATGGAAACCATTTTAGGCTAGCTATATCATCTTGAGGTGTAGGTGTTCCAAAAATGTACTTTGCAGAAAAGAATCTAGTCATAATAGATTTATCTTTAGACCCTTTATATCTCCAATCACTTACAGGAAATGATCCTAAATAAGTTAAAGAATCAACTTCAAGACCGGTTTCTTCATAAGCTTCTCTTTTTGCAGCAGCTTCATCAGAACTATCAGTAACATCAACAAATCCTCCAACAAATCTCCACTTAGTTTCGTCGGGTTTTTGACCTAATAAAACTTCATTCTTACTATTTAAAATAGCAATGTCGACTGTAGAATATACTGTAGGGTATTGAGAATATACAGAATATATAATACCTGCTCTGAATTCTTCAGAAGCTATTACCTTCTTAGATATTTGTTCTCTAAAGAAAGTGGCTGAGGTATATACATTAGGAACAAGTTCAGTTTTACTAAACTTTCCACTATAGGAATCCAAACAAGAATCTCTGGATCCATAGATAACTACGTCTCCAAAAGGAAATACTTCTCTTACCTTAGTATCAATTTGGGCAGACCAAACTTCATCACTCTTTTTATCAAGTAAAGGTAAAATAATTGAAATTCCTTCAGAAAACTTCTTTTCTATCATGGCTTTCCTAGTAATAAAATCCATTGGGTTTCTCCTAGTATTTACAGCTTGAGAAACTCCTAAGAAAATTATTACTTTTTCATGTTGGTTCAACACTGTTTTAATAAGTTCTACATGAGCATCATGCAACTTATCTATTTGGAATCTTCCTATAATGACTCCGATCTCTGGAAATTTTTCTTTTAACATATCTATTAGTTTGAGTGTTTTTTTAAATCTCTGTATTCCATTATACTAATAATTTCTGATATTTCATATGGCCTAAATTCTCTCCAATCAATACCCACATCCATTCTTCTATAATTTATGCTGATAAAACTTTGGTCCAAAGCATGGTGAGAATGCCCATGTAACATTATACTTCCTTTTCTATCCATTTCAAACCATTCTTCCATAGGATAATGAGACATTACAAAAATTTGTCCATTAATAGTAACTTCCAAATAATTATGAACTTCTGTAAATATTTCCTGGGCTTTTACTGGTGGATCCAAATAGTCAATATAATTTGGAAGAATTTTGTTACTTTTTATATGATGGTCATGATTTCCAGTTATGAAAATTATGTTACCACAATTGATTTGTGCCCTAAATTGCCAAATACTTTCAATACCTCCAAAAGCCCAATCTCCTAGAAAATACAATGTATCTTCATATTGGACGTTTCTGTTAATATTTTTTACTAAAGCATTGTTCATTTCCTCCAGGGAATTAAATTTTCTACAATTCTTTTCTCTGTTAGCCCATTTAGAAATTCCATAGCAAATGTTACTATGATTGTAGTGAAAATCAGACGATACCCATATCTTGCTCATTGGTTTCTATGTATTTATTCATTAATTTTAATGCTTCCGGATAACTCATTGACCCACAATATATAAATCTTTTTTTAATAAAATCATATCCATGATAATATCCTAAAGTGTCAGTATACATTCCGTATCTATAAAATCTTAAAGAAGTATTCTCAAAAAGTTCCTTAACCTCTGATAAAACATCTAAATTCATTTTTAATTTAGAAGTTACTATAATAATATTATCCGAGATTTTTATTCTGTAATCGCTTATATTCATCAAAAATTATTTTCTTTAAGTTTTGCACAGGTTGGTATAAAAGATTTAATTTTCTAGAAAAGTTATCATTAACACTTTTTAGATGAATCAAATCTAATTTTAAATCTTTTGAAGATTCTTTAAATGGATACTTTTTACTTATTCTCCATTTGTATGCAGCTAAAAATGCATTTTTAATATTCATGTAATATCCATAAATATTATATAAATCTTTAGATTCTTCAGTATTTTCTGCTAATTCTTTTTTTGTTTTTAGATGATATAAAATATAATGATTATCATTACATTCTATTTTCAAATCTTTTTCTATAATAACCATATTTATGATTTAGAGTATATAATACCATATCTACTCGTGTAAATCATCTATGTTCTCTTCTTCAGTATCTTCTTGTTTTTTATCTTCCTCAAATTGAACTAGTTCTAAAATAGAATTAACGATTTCAGTGTGTTTAGCTATATATTCTTTAATAGAAAAAGTTTCATCTAAAGTACCTAATTTGTAAGAAACAATATGTTCAATGCATGTCTCAAAAGGCATACCATGACCTACTAATTTCATTTCAGTTCTTTCTTTTTCTTTTCCAGCATTTATAACTGTTTGTACTTTTAGATCAAAAAATGGAGTGTTTTTAACTTGTTCCATTTCAAAATCAAAATCTTTTATTACAATCATTTTCTCATATATTTTTTAGGAGCATCTCTCCAATAATATTTCCCATCTTTACTCATACTCCAAACATCTGAAATTTCTCTAAATCTGTAAAGTAGAGAAGACATTCTACAAGATCTAATAAAAGTTTTACAAACTCTTCTAAATTTTTTATGTATAATAATCTTCTCTACTTTTTCAGATTTTGATGTAGTCCATCCAAATATTTTTGTTCGTCTGAAACTCCTACTCATAGAAAAAGAAAAAGCCCGCACAAAATCATTGTACAGGCAGTTCAATTAATATAAATTAAAAAGTTTCCTAAAATTTCTTGGCGACAATTTTGAAAAAGTTTGACAAGTTTTTATGAAATATTTAATTTCACCACCTTGTTCAAAGATAGCATTTCCAAAAGTGTAAACACCTCTTGAAGAATTTTTAGAACGCAACCTTCCGGAAGATTTTACTCTTCCAATTTGTTTTACAAAAGCATCTTTAGGATTACAAAACGATAAACCCAATTGTAGAGTGTTGTCTACATATTTACCGGCAATCGTATACCTTTGACCTTGTTCAGTCTTTCCATGATAATAAAGGACATTATTCATTTGCACTGTGTTTTAAAAAATTAAATCATTTAAATTAATAAATTTGGGAGTAAACATCCCTTGAGTAGCTCCAGGAACAGGGATCATCTGATCTCCAGAAATGTCAACTTCTACTAATGAATTTAGAGAAGTATACCAAGTTCGTTTATACTTATTGTCTATTCTTTCAATATTAACTAGGATATGATATCCGTTCTTTGTAGCTAAAATCTCAATAGCACTTAAATTAATTAATGGAGTTATTAATTCTAATAATCTATATATTTCTATATTATCAAAATCAAAATCCATATAACGCATAGTTCCTTTAGAAGTTTGTATTGCACTTAAAGTTTCATGTGATAAATCGAATCTATTAGAGGTATATTGTTCTCTAGTTAAATCAATAAATTTATGAATGGCTTTGTAAGTAGCTTTAATCATACTTCTAGGATTGGGATTTATGTATAAAGCTAAAGATTCCTGAGGAATAGGCAAGTCTCTTTGCCTATAGCTTCCTAATGGTACTTCAAGTTGTTTAACTTTATAAAATAAATTTTCTTTAGTAGCAGTAAATCTTCTAACTTGCTGTTTATCTGTTTTGATATGTTTTATTTCAGAAGTATTACAATACTTACTTCTAGAAAATAAACATACATAAAAAACTTCATGCAAAGATGTTTGCGGTAGCCAATCAATAAAGTTTTTAAAAATACCTTCATCAGTTATAACTTGATAGTTATTCATACTTTTTTACGTTTTTAGGGTCTATTGGCCATATTGGAAATCTATCTATAGTTACCTGATAAAGATTGAAATAATTTAAACCAGCAAAGGTTAATTTACCTACATAAATCTTATCATTATAAAGCACTTTTACTTTTTCATTATATAAATGAATAAGCATTGGGTCAAAATTTGGATCAATCTCACTATATTCCATAAGAATATTGGAGTTAGTCTACGTTAACAATACTTTTGATGTTGTCAATAACTTTTTGATTTGCAACTTTTTGCACTGATAATTCCTGAGAAAATTCAGTTAACTTTTTAATGGTCTCGGCATTATCAGTAATTTCTTTACTGATTTGCTCATTAACAAGTGATAAATCATTTAAAGCTTTTGTAAAAGCTGACATGGCAGAAGCCGCAGAATTTCTTAAAGCAGTTAGTTTCGCAGAAGTTGAAACTGGTTTAAAGTACGTCATTTTCATAATAAATGTTTAAAGGGTTTATAATAAAAGGTGAGGCCTCGGTAAGATTTGAACTTACGACTTCCTGATTAACAGTCAGGGGTTCTACCACTGAACTACGAGGCCTTTAAAAATTAGGGAGGACTTAATTCATACTTTATATATATGTTACTATATTGTATTTCTAAATAAGCAACATCATTTGGAAGAACATAAAGCTTGATATAGATTTTTTTATAATCGCTATCAGTAGCAAAACTTCCAAAATATAAATTATTGTTATCCAAAGTCTCAAATCCTACATAATCTATAATCTGTGTCTCATCACTGTATACCTCAATCCTTTTTCTATCAGCATCCATGCTTATAGGAATATTAGTTGAGACAGGCGTAGACCAAGATTCTCCAGGCATTTTATAACTCATAGAAGATCCATTAAACCAATAGCTTTGGGAACATAAAGGAGTTGATAATAATACCAAAATTAAAACAAAAAGGAGTTTATTCATAGCTAACTCCATAGCCTTCATCAAATCTTTCGACAAAAGCTTGAATCTTTTCATTCCTAGAAAAGTTTTTCCAAAACTTTGGTTGCATCCAATAAGGGCATTCTGAACGAACCCAAAGAGAAACAACAGCCGGAGTAATGTTAATTTTTCTAGTGCATTTGGTTGGTTGACGGTCGGTGTGAAGAATTTCCTTAGTTAACGTAAGGATTTTCTGTCCCTCTGTGAATACTTTAACACTGTAAGTTTGTGTGCTGACATGTTTAACAGCACCTTCTAATCTTCCTGGAAGATTTACATTGATTACAATACCAGAACTCATAAGTTAAATGTTAGATTGATTAATTAAAATAGGTTGTGTGGGAAGGGAGGATCGAACTCCCATACATATCCCCTGAAATACCGCTCTACCGATTGGCGCATTCCCGCATACCCTCTTGCATTTCAATATCCTTCGCGTGCAAGAGGTTTTTTCTGTACTTCTACTTTTAAGTGAGTTTAAAACTGACGTTGCCTGACGTTTTGACCACTAAACTATTCGACCATTATGTTCTCTAATATTAGAGGTCGAAAAGGGAGTTGAACCCTCGATCTTCAGGGGGCATAAACACTTAGTATTTTCCAGAGCTTGAAACTCAACTGTTACACTTCACTCTCAACACTGAGGAATAGTCTAAATTTACAGGGATAAAGTAAGACTGAATGTAACACTATGAGTGTATTTTAATATTCGTTAGGAGAATATGAATCCAAAAAGTTTTTTACCGTCTAATATAGATGGATGAGCATCTACATTATTAGCTTGTTCTAAAGCTATTGTAACGGCCTTTTTCAATTCAATTACTTTTTCCAAAGCTTTGGCTCTTTGAACATGAGTCCATTGTCCACTAAATTCTTGTCTGGTCTGTACACCAAGTTCAAGAACTTTGTCTTTGGAAGCTATTTGTGGTTTATAATCCGCACCGGGTTTTAACTTGTCAAGGTTAGGATCCTGGAGGATATATTGTTCTTTTACAGTAGTTTTGTTAGTTTGGGTAACTAAAGGTTTCTGGAAAATTGCTCTTCCAGCATACTCTTCCAAGTTGGAAGGTTCCCAAATATCGGTTTCAGTACGCACCGGAATGTTTTGAATCATGTTCACAAACTCTGGTTTTTCAATGATAGACTTGATGGCAAGAAGTTCATTGGAAGTAAAGGTTCCCCAACTTTCTTCTCCAACTATCAATTCACCAATTGATGCACACATTCCATTTGTCCTTTCTTTTGATAAGACATTTTTGATGTACTCATCATTGTGAGCAATGAAATACTCAAGTTTTTCAGGGACAGTAGTAACAACTTTGGTATAACCTCTTTTAGAAGGTTCATCCATAGTTTCGTCAAGTGATTGATAAGTATTTTTCATTCCAAGGAAACTTCCTTGTTGATTAGAAAAAAACTTTGCATAGTCCTTTAAGGTGGCTAAATACCTTGATGCTCCGTCTTGCGTTAGAGCAAGAATCAATTTTAATTTTGGCATAACAATTTAATTTAAAGTTCCTCGTAATTTGTGATGGGTTTAAGGATTTTATATCCTTCTTTTTTTAATAAGGATACCATATCCTCGATAGTCAAATCCTTTCGGACTTGTTGTGGCTTTTTTGATTTTTTGAACGCCTCTAGTTCAGCAGCTATTACTTTGTAGTAAACAGGCTCTTGACTACAGAATTCATAAAACTTACCTTTCTTTTGAATAATTTTTCTTTTTTTCAAAATCCCTATTATCAAAGCTTCATAAGGAAGACCTTTAATAATAGTTTTTAACTGAGCACTTGTGAATTTTTCCGAATGAGATACTTCAGACAATCTTTGGGTAATTGTTCTAGCTTTCTCTAAAGTGAATTTGTTAAAAGGTAATTGCATCTTGATTAATGTTAGATTAATAAATAGTTGAAGTCGTGGAGGTGGAGGGCGAGTTTATTTGGCAAATATAATTTTTAACATTTTTTAACATACGTTATAGCTTTTTATCTAAAATAATTTTGTACCTTTGTACTATTAAATTAAACTAAAAAATATGTCAAAAATTGAAAAATTATGCGAATGCTGTGGTAAATCATTTATGGCTGACTCTAGAGAATTGAATAGAGGAAATGCTAAATATTGTTCATTATCTTGTGCAGGTAAAATGCCAAAACAATTACAATACAAACAAATTTGTAAACATTGTGGAGCAGAATTTAATGCTGCTTCTAAAAATGCTAAATACTGTTCAAACTCATGTAAACAAAAAAATTATAGAGCAAAACAGAAAGATATTTCTGAAGAAAGTCTATCTATAAGATACTATTATAAAATTTTTGAAAAAATACCATGTGAACTATGTGGTTGGGACAAAGCAAGTAGAGATTTACATCATATTATAGAAGTTTCTAATGGAGGATTAACTACTTTAGAAAATCTATTATGCTTATGTCCCAATTGTCATAGAATGATTCACGCTAACCCCATTTCTGAGGATGATTTGAATAAAATCATTAAAACCCGGACTATATCATCATCTTAGCCGACTGCTAAGAGCTGGACGCTTTTTCACTTAATCATTACAGTAAGCTACTTCCTGTTATTAAGATATATCGCTATACCTCAGGTAGTCTCTGAACCTTCCTACTCTGTAGGCTTGGCTGCTGATTGGCATATAAATAAAATCCTTATTACTTTACAGTAATAGGGATTTTTTATTTACTTAGCTTTCCAGCAATTCATCCAGTTTAATCAACAAGATTACTCTTGAGGCGATCCATTACTTAAATCGAACCCTCGTCCACACAATCTTTCTTAATGAATCCTTTTTATATGCTTAGAGTATTTTTACATCTTACTCCTGATGTGGGGACTAACCAAGTTGTAGTAAAGGTTAAATCCTGCTCCACCACTCTATTTAATCTAATAGAGAAATCCATACAACTTTATGTTCCAACTAAGCTGCCAAGCGAGTCATACGACTGGTAAAGTTTACAACTTTGCCTTTTACTGGTTTTGCTATTTCAAGGCATAACTACCTGCATAAAATTCATTCTTACTCAAATGCTGTCAAATCCAGTCACCCCCAATTAAATAACAAGCGCGTGAATTAACACGCGCCTGTCAAGTTTTTTACTTAGGAAGAATAGCTTCTAACTCTTCTAAAGAAAGTTTTTTGAATTCTTCGTCTTTCAACTCCGCCATTCGATTAACAATCTTTTGAGTCATTGCCTTTTTATCAGCGGCAGCATTAGCTTCTTCAGCCAAAGCTTTTCTGGTCATATAAACATCCTTTAAAATTTCAAAACGAAGACTGTTTTCAACATCCGGGGTTTTGGAAGAATCCAAAAAGGATAATTCATCAGACTCATCTTTCTTAAGGAGTTTTGTAGTGGCTCTTATAGCAGCTACTAAATCAGAATTTGGCAATTGATACAATTGTTCTGTGGAGAGACTTCCACGATTTGTTGGGAATCTTAATCCCATCATTAACGCTTTTTTATACATTTTATTAATTTTTTTAATGATTTGATAAAAAAAATACTATTAACACACCTTGTGTTCATGGGTGGATTTGCACTTTCCTTTTCGATACAGACATTAATAATGTCCAAACAACCGACCAAATAGTATTTATATTTATTAAAATTTAACTTTAATTACTCTTTTATGAGAACCTTGAAGTCTTAAAACAACTTCGTCTCTTACGGTAGCATTGAACCCAAGGCCTGATAATTGCTTATCGCCAGGTTTAATCATAGTAGTATTTCCTAAAACTTCCAATACCTTACGATGTTCAGCAAGTTCAGGAATTAGATTTTCGGCATGGAAACTTCTGATATCCTCGGGATTTTTACATTTATCCAACATAAAGAAATAATGTTTGTTTCCTACACTACTGGGTTCCCAATGATTAGGAGATAAACAAACAAGATTAACTTTATGGAATTGTTCAGTAGTAAGTCCATAAATTTCTTTTGAAGAATAACTTTCTGGAAGAAGATGTTTGATTTCAAAAGCTCCATTTTTCAATGTTACTTCTGCAACAGAAACATTACCTTTTACTGGATTATTATATTCATAAGAATAGATTTCTCCATTAATTTCAATCTCTGCTTTAAATCCTTTTGAATTTCTTGCTGAATATTGATTAACCCAAAATCTGTAAATGCCGTCTTTCATATATTTTGCATCAACAAAATAAATGTTTTCAACTGCCATTCTTCCTCCCGGATTTGTATTATCCAGGTCTAATTGACCTTTCATCGAGCTAAATGTATTACCTCGATCTCTTCTGAACCCAGTAGAAAATCCAATTCTTTCTCCATTTGGTTGTTCACACCAGGCATCTAAGTCTGAATTATCTGTTCCTCTTTCTTCATTCCAAATCATTGAGAATCTTAATATACCATCAACATTACCACCTGCAACTTTAACAGCCTGCTTAATCTGAGATTTTCCAGCAAGATTGCCATTAAAAGTCCAAGAATAATTATTTGGCCATTTAAAGATAGGTTTACTAGCTTTATCATTAGCTGTTGTTAACGATACAAGATTTCCTTCATGATTGTTAGTTAAGAAAGCTTCTACAGAAGTACATGAAGGTAAGATATCCTTCATAAATTTCTCAATAGAAACTTCTTCAATACCAATGAACTCAGATTTTTTATGTCTTGTTGAGGTAGATTTTACAGCATCAAAAATTGATACTGATGGAAGGGCACCAGAACCGGTGTTAACATGGAGTATTTCAGATGCTTTGATATCATCAATGGTGGCATGTCTTCTTGTAAAAGATTCAGTAAAACCATTCTCTTCAACAAACTTTTGAGCTTCTTCAATCTGCCTCTTAGTAATAGGGGCAGTAGTTTTCATGTAATTTACAGGATCTACTCTCTTATTCCAAGTTTGGCAAGCCTGGTTTATTTCCATGCCTTGAGCAAGATCAGAACATAAAGTTCCAATAAGTTCATTTCTGAATTTAGCTATGGGCAATTTGTAAGAATTAACCCAGCACCAATTATCTTTAACAGATGTTGGAAGAACGGCATATTCTGTAGCAAAGGTAACAAAAGATTTAATCTTGAAAAGATGAGTTTGCCCATCTAATAAAGATCCTTGAGAAATTAAATCTTTTACCAAATCAAAGGTATCTAAAGAAATTTCTTCAAGACCTCTTTTGAACACATTCTTGGCATCACGGTAATCAGAAGCATTTGCTTCAATACTTTTTGACCCTGTTAAGACAAAGATATTAGGGACATCTAAGTACATGTGGTGGAAATTCCTAATTTCATTAGGCTTTACCACTCCGAACTTGTCAGCTTCTTCTTTAGTATACCTTTTTGCATTCTTGGCAACTCCCAAACGAGTATGAGTTTTAGGAAATAAAGAATGCCCGTAATTTAATTTTAAAAGCATTGTAATATGTTCAAAGAACACATCTTCAATTTGGGATTCTTTTAAAAGGGCCGAAATACTTGCAAATGAATTTTGATATTCATCTGATACATCAACATCCCAAATTGTCATAATGTTGTAATCTTTGTCAATAGCCACTACGTTACCATAGCGCCTAACAAAATTATTACAATAATTACAATTGTGGGTAGAACTTTCGGGATCACGAAATACTGGGTCATCTTCTTTTGAAAACTTTTCCAAGTATAACTCCCAAACTTTGGTACCAGGAATAGAACTCTTAAAGAGTTTTCCTGTCTGACACATTTTGTCAAATTGTGCCTGCATTGATTTAGCTACAGTTTGCATAAGTTATTAATTTATGATTAAAGAAAAGAATAGTTGTGCGCTTGCCGGGACTTGAACCCGGGACTCTCACATTAAAAGTGTGATACTCTAGCCAACTGAGTTACAAGCGCATTTTATACTAATTGGTATTAGCAAATAATTTTAAGATTTGCTTTACAATCCAAACTATGGATACAATAAAGTTTAAATAACCGGGCATTTTAAACCCCTCAATAAGAAGGAGTGCAATAATTAGTGTCATAATTATATTTATTAAAGTTAGTAAAATTTGTGGGCCCTATAGGACTTGAACCTATGACCTGCTGATTATGAGGATCTTTTCCTAATCCCATTAATTATTTTTCTAGTTAAGCCAAAGTATTGTGCAACTTTTTCATAACTTTTTAAAAGAGTATATTGTTCATTTATTTCTTCGATAGTTGGATAACCTTTATCTTTTTCTCTACATTCTGATGAGCAGTATATTTTACCTTTTATTTTTGGAAATCTTACACCACAAACTGTACATACAGTTCCAGTAGGATTTGTAAAAGATACTTTTTCCACATCAATTAATAGATTTGGGATATTACTAAATAATAAATCTGGATTATGATATTCTCTATGACAATTTGCACATAACATATCACATTTATCCAATTCTATTCTTAAGGTATCTAATTTAGTGTTAGAAAAAGTTCTCATATCAATTCCGAAATCTTTTTCATTAGGATCTCTATGATGAAATTCAAGAACAGCTAAATTTTTACTGTAGCCACATATTTCACATTTTCCTCCTCTTTCTTGTACTATCTCTCATTTACGCTTTAGTCCTCTCTTTTTTTGAGCTTCGTAACTATTTGCATTTTGACTTTTTTCTGTCTCCATAAATTTTTGTATTTTAAATTATGATACAAAGATATATGAAATTTTTCATAAAAAATCAATATTTAGTACATTTTTGAGATAATAATTGTACCGACTCTTGGGATCGAACCAAGCTGCAACCAAATAACCTTTCTACGAGATATAAGCTCGAGGGTATAAGCCGGCATCATTTTTAAGGTGCTCTCATTTGTTGCTCTAACCGACTGAGCTAAAGGCCCTTTAGAATAATTAATTATTGTGAACGTTCATTAAAGAAATCATCAACCGTTATTTTTTTACCATCTGTGTATGTGTCTTTTGAAGTAATCATAAACTTTTCCAATTCTTTGCTTATTTGTCCTTCTGTCATTGGGTTTAAACCATTTTTTTGAAGATACTTTTTAAATTCTGATTTGCAGTCAAAACAAATATAACCTATTGATTGAACATAAGTATCACACATTATATTACCACAATTTTCTCTTGAACAACCCTTTACTCCCATAGTATTAAAATTATTAATTATTCACCTAAACGTTCAAGCCTCTCTTTTAAACACTGTAAATAAGTGTTCATTGCAGTTGCTTGTACTTGTAAAAGAGCTTTTTGAACATCATCAATTTCTTGTACTTTTTCAGATAATAAAAAAGCATCAAGTTTGTCCAATTTTTCTTCAAGCTGTGTCTTTTCTTCAATAAGACGTGTTTTAAAATTACTCATAAAATATAGTTTTAAATTATTAGGTACTAAGACCTCTAAAATATTCGGCAATTTGATGAATCTCTTTACGATGATCCATCATAATATTTGTATCAGTAAGCATTGTGTCTAGTTCTAAGACAAACTTTTTAGAATGAGTTTCGCAACCAATAGTAACATAATCACCTTTAAATTTTGCAGTGTGACCCTTGATTCTAATATCTGGAATACTCCATTCCTCTATTTCTGAAGGTGTAGCTAACCGTATTCCTATATAATCTATATTAATAGAATTTGCGGCTTCATAATATAAATTACTACCTTTCACTTTTATAATTTTATATGATCTGCCTAATACTCCATTATAAGATTCATATTCTTGAGTTACAGTAATCCAATCACCAACTTTGTATTCTTCTTTATATACAGGTTCAAACCATAGATCGAGTACTCCAGCTTGTTTAAGAAACCTTATGGTAATGCTATTACTATTTACACAATAATATCCTCTTACTCCTAATACAACATTCCATGTAATTTCAGCTATATTATTAACAGCTTTTTCATACTCAGGTTTAATTAACCTGTAACCAATAATCTTTCTATCCATTTTATTAATGTAATTTTTAAATTCATCGAATGTAATTAAGGTATAACCATTTTTAATTTTATCAGAACCATAATCAATAGTAGTTAAGTGTTTAAAATGATAATAATAATAACTTTTATGATTAGCAAAGGTATTAGAAGCGGTATTATTAATTTTAGATTTAAACCATGGTCTTTCATCTACTGGTATTGTTCTAGAATCAATACACCATAAATTAAATGATTCTTTATTTGCTTTAGCTTCCCACTCATCAAAAGTATAAATTTTAAAGTGCGATAAGGCACTAAAATATTCACTAACAGCTATTATAGCTCCTTTTGAAGATTGACCATAATAAACATGAGTATGCCCACGATAGGTATTACCATTTATACTGTTTAAGTAATCAATAAACCCTTTCCAGTATATGTTAGTTCTATGATCGTCAGGTCTTTTTACTAAATAAGGTTCAATTTCCATGTTGTAAATTTTTATGTTCTCTCCAAAGATTTTCGATCTCTCTGCCCGTTAGATTTTCCCCTACTAATAATGAACCAGTTGTTAATCTAGTATGTTTAGTAATAGAAATTCTTGTTTCTTCAGATAAATTCTTCCACCATTGGATAGCTATTTCTCTATCTTCTTTTCTAGCATGAAATGTTGCTATTGAATATATTGTGCCACACTCATTACAGTATACCGGCTCATATGGGTATTCTTCATTACAATTGTTACATATATATTTCATATCTATTGTATTAAGGATTAGTTTGTTTATATCTTACACCAGCTAGAAAAGCGTCATACTCTTCTACCCTTGAATTGTAATATCTTTCTTCCTCATCCATATCTCTATGAAGAGGTAGTCCAATATAAGTTTTAGCAGCATTGACAGTATCAACTGAGTCTTCATATATAATATGCCATCTTTCAGGTAGTCTCAATTGTAGTTGCCAAAATTCATCTTGAAATTTACCATGTATATAACCTTCTTCAGATTCTAATAAACCATCAGAATTAAGAAATATAAATTCATCACTTGTATATCTTACATTCCTTAGTTTATGTCCATTTAATAAAGCCTGTTTAGCTTCTTCATGAGAATTAATATTATTCATTGTTTTTAACTTTTGTTTTTACAAAATTAGCATATATTTGTCTAATTGTAACATCTTCTCCTTTAGGATACTTAGTAAGCTTAGGTGTTACAGGATTCCAGTATTCACTATCTAAAAACCTTAGATTACTTAATACATAATAAATAAATGCTGTAGGCATATCATAATCAGGAAGTTCTGCTGCTGTTGTACCACTGCTCCAAAAAGCATTAGCTTTAACATAATATCCATATTTCCAACAATTGTTAGGATGAATACCATTTAGTACTTCTGTCAAATCAGTCCATCTATACAATTTAGAATTTTGTACAGAATTAAGTATAATACTATACACATCAGTATTAGTAAATGGAGTATAATTATCCAATACAAGTATTTTCTTAAGATCAGCAAATACATCACCTGTATTTAAATACCAACCTTTAGCATATAATACTACATGACTTAGCATAAATTTATTCATACTTTGTTTATTAATTGTTAATACTTTATTATTTGTGATCAGACCAGGACTCGAACCTGCAAGGCAACTATAAATAGATTCGGCAACCACTCCTCATTACGCTTCTGATCTACCAATATCTACAATTGTGCCAGTAGTACTCATACACCAGTTCAATCCTATTGCAAATATATTTAAAAAATTCTCCTATCCACAATGCTAAAGTGGACTATAATCTTTCTATTCTGCATTACCGTTAGTATCATTTAGAAGTATACTTCGTATTTGTAGATTATATCTTACCACAGACAACATCCAGTTAGCTCAGGATTATAACTTCACTTAAGTCCTTCGTTACTGCCTGTCTTCAGTAGGAGAATTTATTTTTTACCCAACTATTTCTTGATAAATTAAGGCATTAGAAGCATATGAAGATTCCTCTGAAAAAAGGCCGGTATAGTATTCACTTCCTTTAGGGATAATGCATTTAACAATGACAACATCATCACCACGTTCGATAACACGTTTACAACCTTTTACAGTTTCTAAAGAATGTATTCCTACGTCTATTGTAGGAAAATTTTTATTCGGATATTCTAAATCAGATTTAACGGTCTCACCTATCTTTACAGATACTCTTCGATAAGGAGTTACATAGCTAATTATTAACGGCAAAGATGTTAAAATACCCTCAGATACATGAGGATCTAATATCCAACTATAATTATATTTAGAACCAAACATAAAGTCATTTCCAGGTTTTAGTCCAGGTTTTGATCCATTAAGTCTTAGCTCATTAGTAAGAAAAAATAAACGTACTCTGGAATCCTCACCTGGCAAAGTAGCATTAATTGCAACTCCAATAGTTTCTACACCCATTATAATTCCAGAAAATGGTACAGGATCATCAGTATTAAGTATTAAATCCTTTTTTAAGAATTTATAAACTACAATGTCCTCTTCAGCAGTTAGTCTTTCACTTTTTACATCTAAACACATAATATTTATTTTATTAAATTATTTCTTCATAGATTAAGACAGTAGAAGCATACGAAATTTCTCCTCCGAACATACCTATATAATACTCACTTCCTTTCGGTATAATACATCTTACAATTACAGAAAGATAATCTTTAAAATGTTTACACCCCTCTAAAGTTCCGAAAGAATGTATTCCTATTTCTATAGCATTACGTTGATCTGGAGTCTGTAAATGAGATGTAACAATTTGTCCTATTTCTACTTTCTGCTTTTGATAAGGAGTTATGTAGATATCTATCAATGGTAAAGAATTTAAAATATCTTTAGATACCCTATGATCCAATACCCAACTAAAAGCATACTTAGTAAGATAAAGACCTTTACATTTTGATCCATTTAAATCAGGATCATTAGTTAAGAAAAAAAGTCTACGATGATGATCAGATACATCTGCAGAAGTCTTATTAACTGCAATACCAGTAACTTCTTTATTTGATATAATTCCAGTAAATGGAATAGAATCATCAGTAGTAAGTATTGAAATCTTTTCTAATACCTTATAAACTGTAATATTTTCTTTGGCAATTAATCTTGCACTATCTACATATAAACACATAATATTTATTTTATTAAATTAATAGTTACTAATTAAGTTTTAGCAGATGATTGATATTTTTCCCTAAACTATCAAACTTAATAAGTCTGCATTGATATGACCAATGGACTTCAATCATCTACCAAAACTAATTTGTGTTGCTGATACTTTGAAGCATATCAGGAGCATCACCGTTCTTTTTTAAGGAACAACACATCTAGGATTACTCCATTTTTCACTGTATCTACTATGTCTTTAATTTTTACGTTTTACAACGATATTATATTAAATCTCAATATTTGTAGTACCCATTAGTGTTTATCCTGTTAATTCAGGATTAGTATCTTTATGTGAATTAAGCTTTTTCATTTGGTAGTATAGTCTCCTTTTTCCAATTGATTGCTACACAAACCTATTCACAAAGGATCAATGTTTAGCCTTTTTGTGATATTGGCAGGACTCGAACCTACAGGGATTTAAAGAAATCTTCTCCTACTGCTCACGTCTGCAGTATGTCCACCGTGCCTCCCCATTCTACGTTCTTATAGGTACTAAACAGCATGTCTACCAATTCCATCATAACATCACTGGATCTTTATGAATATCTGACTAACAGACACATTCTTACCTTGCTACCTTTGCATACTTGCAACTCGAATAGTAAGACTTGTTATTCACAAAAATTTAAATTTTAAACACTCCACTAAATTGTCAGGCGTCAATATAGGAGTGTCTGCTATAAGATACTATCTCATAGGCTGTTTGCCTGACTCGACCTGTCGCCAATCACCGTTTCCGGTAATATTTTCATATCTTTATATTTAATTACAGATAATTCATAAAGAAATTAAGCAAATGTACCTTAATTGCATGCTAGATACATTTACTTAATTTATCGCACCTGGCTACCAAACCTTCTAGCTGTGTGCATGACTAAAGAGTTCATGGATTATACTCATAACATGCTCCCTTTTCTCTCAAAGGAGTAAGACATCCATAACAGTAATGGCCCCTAACGAGATGGTAAATCCTCGTTGTCGTCGAAGAAGGACTCGAACCCCCAACACTCCCGTAGTTTGGTCGGGATGCTCTACCATTGAGCTATTCAACGAAGTAAGAAAAGAACAAGGCAGTGATCAACTGTTAGTCCTTGTTCTTTAATGTTATTTTGCTTAAGGTCTCACCCTTTCATTCACGTGCAAAACTAAAAACACGAATAACTATCCTGGCTAGTTCAACCACTAAATTTTTCTTTTAAAAACCTAGAAAAAACAATTGTTGAGAAGGCAATGTCGTCAGAGAAAGATTCGAACTTCCGACCACCTCGTTATCAGCAAGGTGCTCTACCAACTGAGCTATCTGACGGTTTACATACTGGTAATCAACCTCTGTGTCTAGTATGTAAGTAGACGATGTGTACCTGTTACGGTCGATACAACACTAAGCCGCTCTTGATTGTGGCCAAGAGTAAATCCTCCATCTTAAATCTAGATGGTCACTATTAGGCGATTAACCCTAATGTCGTCAAGGTAGGACTCGAACCTACAAGGTTACCCCGATATTTTTATAGTTTTTTGGGGCGCGTCTGCCAATTTCGCCACTCGACGATGATGATTTAGGAGATGAAAGCGAATTCCACCACCTGAGGTACGTTAGCTAATTCTTTTACCCTATCTCTCAAAACCTGGGTAAGTTCAGGATTGTTTGAGCACAGCGTAAAAACTTCAGTTATTAAGAGTTTTAAGTCCTCCGACTCTCCTTCAAATTTGGCTTTTGCCTCATTAGCGGAAACTAAATATTTCAAATATGCACCTGTCATGTGATTATGATTTTTTGTTTAACAATTCATCAATTACTGTGAAAAGAATAATTAGGGACACAGCGATTAGTACAATCCCAAGACCCTCGACATTTTTGTCAATTAATACACAAATTCCTCCCACAAATAATATTGCAAAAATAAGAAGAAGAAATAACAAAAATTTGATTTTTTTAATTTTCATGAAACTTTGAGTTTGAATTTAGTGCCAACCTTATTATTGGAACATTCAACGGGGAGGAGAATTAAATTTCCCCTCCCATACACCCTACATTATTAACAATCATACATACAACATATGAAAATTAACCTGTTATTTTTAGAAAGAGCTCTTCTAAGGGAAACTACCCATTTGTTTTTAAGAATTACCTCTGCAGAACTAATTCACAACTACATTTTGTAACCCAAGCCACTGAGTTAAAAAATCTACTCTCTACTATTGTTGGCTCAATAATAGGCACTTTATCATATTTATTCTATATAATATTATTTAGGTTATAAGTACAAATACTCACTTGCTAAATAATATCGCTGATGCGTGGGATTCGAACCCTAGCCAATCACATCAAAGTTTGTAAATTTCATCCATAATGGATGTAAGAGGTCTAGCATGTATTTTAAGACAGCTATTAATATAGGAGCACATGATAATCCATTTAACCAATTCGTTATAATTATACGTCATCTTAAAGAATCTGTATTCTAAACTTGGTTTGTTGGTTATTACGAAAGTAGTGGTTTTAAAATAACTTATACCCAACCGATTATAATTTCCACTATATTGGGCTAAATCCATAACAAAATGATGCATGAATTCATTAGTAAGTTCAAATTCCCTTCCATAGTTTGTAGTATCTATATGAATATGGATACCACTTCCAGTATTGAAAGGAACATTTTGTTTTAGAATTTGTAAGAATTTATATAGCTGAGGTAGATATTTAAATCCCCTAAAAGAAATTCTTGCTTCGGAATAGTCGATACTAATAGAATAATTAAATTCATATTTAAATTCATTAGCTATAGCAGTTATGAGGATATCATCTACTGGTCCCCATTCAAACTCAATCCCTACTCTAAAAGGAAGGTATTTACCTAAAATTGAATGAACATGCTTAGTGTTTCCTAACATTTTTAGTTTAGGAATCATCAATGTAGGTTCATTAACTACTATTGATAACACTCGTTTTTCGAAATCATTCATAAAGCTTTTATTAAATGAAAAAGATAGGGTTTTGTTTTTTATTTAAAGGAGAACAAAACCCATGAAAAAAAACCTACGAAGCGCCGGCCAGGGCTAGTACTCTCCGGGATAGTGCACGGTCTGTTCAGGAACAAATTCTTCGACGGGAGAATTGCTTATTTCAAGCATCCTCTCAATGAATTTTGGGTCTTCACATTTGTACTTCTTGGAAACGAATTTCCGTGCAAACTCACCAATCTCGTCAGTTACTTCTTGAGGAATTTCTCCTTCAATAATTGAGTCAACTTCATATTCTCCGATGAAGTTTTGCACAAGAGATGTATTGTTTAACTTCTTTGCAGCTAAATACTTCTTAAGTAAGGCTGCGAAACTTGCATTTCTGTTCATGATTTGTAAATTGAATAATTGTATACTCTTAAATGGATTTCTTCACGGTCATAAATTCTTTCAATATTAAAACTACAATTTGTAGTCTCAATGATTTTGAATAATTCTTCATATTGCTCTACAGTATATTCCCAAAGTTTATCAATGGAAATTACATGGTATCCCTGGACTCTCATTTGATTACCAGAAACATAAGTGTCAAGATCAGTAAAATTCTGCAAATAAACAATACCAAACTTACCACAGTTTTGTTTATTGTACTCAAGAGAACTCCCTTGCCAGGGTTGGGATACATATCCAGACTTTTTTAAAGTTTCTGGAATCATATCAATTAGTTTCAAAAAACATTCCTGTTCTGTCATTTTTACTAGTTTTAAAGGTAAAATGAGTCCCGTTGATGCTATCGCAGGGAACTCAAATCAATTTCTTTGTGTGGTGTATAAAAAAGGCAGCTCGGATAACACACTGCTAAAAACATTCAGATATAATTGTGTACCAATTATTTACAAGATCACCGGATCTAATTTGTTTAACTAAAAAGAACGACGTTTAATCCGAAGTTTGCTGTTTCACAACAGTTAATATTTTAAAAATGCAGCAAAAGAAAGCCAAATACATAGAAACACTGCATTCAAGTTTCTTTTTGACACAACCACAGAAAATTTTTTCGTTACATCCCGGGATCGTCATTCATATCAAAATAGAGATTTAGTTGAGGCTCATCTTCTTTCTTGATCTGAACAAACAGGAAGTGTTCTATTGTATAGTGTAGTTTGATATTTACAGAAGGGCTGTCTATAGAAACAGCTTTTCCTTGGTGATTAAGGGCAAGTTGCAATAGTCCTCCAAAACAATTGGCGACTGTTAATGCTTTTCTCATGTGTCTGGAACCGTCCTTGTAAACAATTCCTTCTTTTACTATTGAATTTTTCATGTGATTGAGTCTTAATGGTTAAGTTACTTGTTCAATAGCACGGACACCGGAGTATTCCCATATAAAGATGTCTTACCATCCCACTTAGCAATGAATTGCTCAATAAGGATCTTATCAGTAAGTCCCTTATCTCGGATGATATTCTGTTCAGTCTGCAATCTTTCCAAATCATTTCGCATTTTCTGCTCTTCAATTTGTCGGGACAACACCTCTATATTACTGTTAACCTCATTCCTATTATCAATTTTAGTTTTAACTTTATCAGTAAAATCAATTTGACAAGAGAAATTAATGAGATTTAACCCGGCTTCTTCAAAGACTTTTCTCACTTGAGCTTCCATAGCATCTTCATAAATTAAAGAGCCCCCATCAGCCATAAGATCATCGGTACTAAATACCCTAGACCCTTCCTTCATGATATCATAAATTTTAGGTTCTAAAATATTATCCATCATAGCCAACATAAATTCTTCACCGGAACCACCTGATCCGATCTGCTTATTATTAAATACTACATCAATAGACCTTGATTCAATGATGTTGAAACTATACATAGGACTGGCTGTAAACTCCGTATTATCGGAAGCTTTTAACTGTAGTATTCTTTCACCAAAATCTCCTCGCTGTTCATACAAGGGAACTTGAAACAGTTCAGTACCAGGATTGATAGTCCATACACTACCCTTTTGCAGGGAAAAATCAGATTTACCATTTTTACCGTAATTCTCCATGAGAACCCCTTGGTAATTAGGCTTTACGCGTTCACACGAAAATAAAGTACTCATAACTATCGCCATAAGCACAAAAAAGATTGATTTTTTCATTTTCAGAAAGGTTTTAAATATTTAGTAATATAATTAATAAATGTGGCAATTGAAGCCACGATTAAAAAGATTCCAAGCCAGGGCATTTTGGCATTAAATAATATTCCTCCTGCAAACATTGCTATTAAAAGAAGAATAAATACTAAAATTGCTTTTGTAGATTTTTTCATATGTGTAATATTTGATTAAAAAGATGAGGCTTATAACCTTCCGCAAGGTAACTTATCCTCAAAGCTTTCGCAAGTTTTTAAGTGCAAAACAAAAAATCATAGCAGACTATACAGCCAGTCCAGGCTGATATTGTATTTATACTCAAGTATAAGAGTTAAAGCTTCCCTCTTATCCTTAGCATCACGTAGGAATATGTACAATTCGTTGTTGATATTAGGTCTTATTTTTTCAAGACCTTTATCAAAGTTAGTGATAGGATTTGATTTACTCATTTAGAATTAGTTGCCAAGAAAAGTAAATCTATTCTATTTGAAATGAATTTCCAACCTTCCTCAGTTTGCTCGGCAATAATTAATCTGCCCTGTGAGATTACAGCATATTTATTATCACCTAAATAGTCCACTATCACAAACGGAATTTCAAGAAACCCAAACTGAGTTTCTACTGGTATTTTTACTGTGGTAAATAGTTCATGAATTTTCATATATTATATTAGTTATAAGTGAATATTCCACGACCTTGATAGGTTGGCAAATTATGAGTATTATGGAAATTGTGTGTAAGTCCGTTTAATGCAAAGATCCCCAACCAAAATATATATTGGGTATAATCAGCATCTCTAGGAATGCAACGAAATGCATAATACTGTTCTGGCGTTAGATAAATTTCTTTCATTTTTGTGGTGTGTTAAGAATTTTAATCTTCAGGAGTTAGATCCCAAATATCAGCGAAAAAATCTTTATAAATTGATTTTTCAACCTCTTCTTCAGATTTAAACATTGCGACCTTTACATGGGTAGTTAATTCCTCGATCTTTTTATCAGATATAGGAATTCTAAATTCGATTCGTGCTCCGTAATCATACAATATTAGTTGATTTTGGAAGATTCCAAGTACATTCATATATAATATTGATTTAAGTTTCAATAAAAATGAGCAGTTTTTCTTCGTGCCCAGGAATAGGAAGTTTTTGTGTCTAACATAATACCTTTCGATAAGCCACCACTTAAGTATGTATACAGATTACTTCCAACTCTCACTGCTGCTGGGATACAGCTTGACATCATATGTGATAATACTATGGGCTCCCAACCCCTGCATATTTTTCAGCAGTTTATATAAACCGCCTATATTTCTAGAAATTGTAGTCAAGATGGGACTCGAACCCATACGCTTTCTAAGGGCAACAGATTTTAAGTCTGTCATGTATACCTATTCCATCACTTGACCATATAAAAAAATCAAATCCTACACATCGTTGAACGATGGTACTAAAATAACATTGCTTGATGGGCTCCTAATCTATTCATGAATTATTAGGCTTTGTGGGTGTTTTCCCTGAGTCGATTTTACTCACTATCCAATGTTAAGTTGTCCAACTAATGTAGTAGGATTTGAATTGTTTGGAGGAATGACTAATCTAAATTAATCATATTTCCCTTCCGCCACCCTCTGCACTCAATTATAATAAGTTTACTACTGGCTCAAGATATTTTAAATGTGGTTTTATCAAGCCTCCACTTTACCTCGATTACAATTGCTCATCCTTGGGAAATGAGTTATGGTGCATTAAAAGAGTCTTTACCCTATTCTCTTATTAGGTTTTGTAAAGACATTGATTTTGTGGCAGTATTTGAGAATAACTGGTGGAGTCTTACCCTAGTAACCATTCCTGATTACACCTTGGCTTAGGATTTAAGGAACTCCACGTACTTCATGCCATTCTTTAAAGGGACATAGTGTGGTGTATTAAACTAACCTAACTCATCATTGAGGTTTGTTAGTACATTGGTATTACCTATGCTATTAAGACTAATGAGTTCCCCTTTACATAATGTATTAGGGGAACTCAAGGAACTTGTGCCGGAGATTAGGCTGCGGCAAAGTAGATTATGTTATTATGGATAAACAAGAAATTCTTATCTTCCATAATAGTAGTCAGTTCTTTTTTATCAAGATAGTTGTTTAATATTCTGAAACAAATCCTTGCTTTAATGATAGATCTTGCAAAAGGATCTGGGATCCTTTCGTATCTGTCTGGCTGAGCATAAAGATAGTTCATACTATTGGGGCTTGATACATAACAAATCAATTGGATCCGATAAGACCCAAGACCCGTCACATTTCTCTTGACCTACCACTATTTTATTTTGTGCTATTAAAGCGTAATGATAATTTGGCAATATGTCAATTACTGTAAATCGAATTTTTAAAATGCCAAAGGTTGTCTTAACCTCTACATCTACTGCTTCAAATAATTTGTGTAACATAATATTGTTTTGAGTTTATGAAAAGCTGACTGAATTGAATAAGATGGGAAGGGCCAAAGCCTCAAGAGTACTCTCTTACAGGAAATTCCCCTCCCTTATTTCCACTTCGCGGTTACTCCAAGTACATACAAAGGTATGTGTGTACTGCTACTTAAATGCAGCTATCCTTGGAATCATGCCTAAAGACCCCTCTTAGGCACTCACACTGGGGTATTTTAAAAGTTCTTAATGAACTCCTTCAGCGCTTGTACTGTTACAACAATACCAATTATCAGTATTGTTACAACAGGAATGAATAATGTGTATGCCATTAATTTTTACATACTTGAAAGAACTCTTTAAGATGCTCAGGTCTATTCAAAGACCTTAACTCTGCCATGAATTCTTTAGGTGAGTAAACTTGTTTCGTGTCTGCATCGCACATGCCCACCCTTCCTTTATCATTCATGGCAACAAAATGTCTTTTTTGTTTGCCTTCTATGATAATGGATACAATATAGCAGTCGACATCCTCCACGAAATGCACCAAAAATCGTAGTAACAATTCTTGGGCATCAAATGGACGACGTTCTTTGCCGTCTGAGAATGGAAGAATCTTTCCATCTCTAGTCATAAATACCATCGTATATTTCATTTTACTGCGGATTAAAAATTAATTATTTTGCACTAATTTAAAAAGTATGCTCAGTATGCGCCTTAGAGCTTGCGGTAGATTAAATCCCGAGTGATTTGCACCCAACGATCATTCCCTGTGAATCCCTTACTACTTCAGCAGGGACAAGGAGATCTGTGCGGAATGCTAGCGCACTCTTGACCAGTTGCGATACTATGTAGTACGTGCCAGCTTGAAATTCGGGTAAACCTTCCGATTGTCCAAACTCAGTAGCAGTTACTGGAATTCCGTCTATCTGTCCTGCAACGACGGTAGTTGCCTTTAAACGGACCAAACCTGATGGTTCAATTGTCCGCTGAACTGCCCCATCACCATCACAAATGTGAATAGCATGAGGTGTGAAATTAAATACTGTCATATTTATATAATTTAAGTTAAACAATCCTTGTTATAATGGAGAGTTGATGCTTAACAAATCATAAAATATAAAAGTCTCCCTCACCAATAATTGGGTATTGGGAAACTCAAGATTTTTTAAGATTTTCCTCCTGCTCTAGGAGTATCTTCAAAACGATCGTAGTCAACGATATCCCCCATTAGGAGCTCCTTGAGCTCTAACATTAGATACCGCATTGCAATGTATGCGTCTGGGTTAAACTTCTCTGAACGCTCATCGCGTTCTCTTTCACAATGCTCCATCCTCAATTTCAACCAGTTTTTTAGAACCAAAACCTCTTCGCGAGTCCAATCCATTTGACAGGCGGTTTGATGCTGTAAAAGCATTTTACGAAGATGATTATTGATTTTTACGTATGTTTTAAACACCGAAGTAAGAACAAACTTATTTGTTTGCTCATTCGTTATTTCCGGCATTAGTTCAGCTCCTTCAGAAAACTGAAGCATAGCAAACGAACTAAACCTTATCGATCCAGTCCGAAATAAAGAAACTCTTACATGTTGAGAATCTCTTTCTTGGCCTATTATTTCAATATTGTCCAAGTTAATGTTGTTGAGTTTGGGTGTGTCCATTTTTTATGACCTTTCATATTTTCCTGCTAATGGGTCAGAGCAGGTGAGTTTGAGCTTTTATATTATTTCAAATAGAATACTAGCACTCCTATTCTTCTTAGTTTGAATTCCCGAACGTTTAAGGAATATTAAAACTAAGTGAGCCTGAAACTTATAGTCCCAAGCTCACCTAGTATATACGTTATGCATTAGGATTCTTCCCAATGTAAAGTCCTGTTGGCCTTACATCTTCTTGAAGGATCTTTATGTCGGAACTTTCGAGCAGTAATGTACTTACCCAATCCAATTTAATACCTAACTCGGAGTCAACTCCAAGAGCAACCATTGCTTGAACAATAATGTCTCTTGCGACATCTATCTGTTCCTGACTTAATTCTTTCATGACCAAGGTACCCATTTATTGTTTTTCCAGTCCCAGCCATAAGCCTCATCAGTGGAAAGAATCTCACCTTCCGAAGCTTTATAACCAGTATCAAAAACATGCTCTTCATTGGCAATGTAATGTACGTAAATACACACATGACCAGTAGACTTGAAAAGATCTTGATAATATTTGTTAGTATTAAACCAATCAATTACCAAATCTGAACTTGCCATAATAGGTGATTGTACAGGGTGCATAGTACTATATCCCTTGGACACCTTAGAATTATTCTCTTCCTTAGGAAGATTGGAGCAGTCAACTCCTACTGTTTTACTAACGATAATTTGCATATCAGTATATTTTTTTGAGTTTGAAGCATCGTATAGACCTAAACCTACCTAAGTAGACCTAACAGCATTACCTGTTATGCACTCAATAAAAATACATGATTGAAGAGTATCTCAGTTAATACAATTTATATAAGGTGAAAAAAGATTCAGTTATATATAGTGTATTTTTCGAGTTTTCAGAGTCAGAGATGTAAAGTTGAAAATTTTGCTGAGTGTGGGAGAGGAAGAACTTGCCTCAGCTTCTTCAATATATATATTAAATATATTTTAAATATGCACGCATTCTACTTCGTCCATACCTTCCTTGGTAATAACGCTATCTTTGAATGTGCATTTAATAATCTAAACAATGGTTACGGTATTTTTCCATGTTTATGCGGATTAAGAAATAAATTGATAAATATATATCTGTGATCTAATACTCCTTACGAGGGAATTATATTCTATTTCAAATATAGATATTAGAGAGCCTTAAATTGCTCCAATGGATGCTCTACAAAATTAGTTATTATATAACATTCTATAGAGTCTGAATATACTAATTGGTGAAATCCATAAACTCCTGTGATAATATCTGAAACAGCTGCATATGTTGTGCATTCTATTACTTTTTTACCTTCTAAAGTTATGGCATCATCTTCAAACATTCCATATACAACTTTATGTGTTTCCATATAATTTGTGCTTACTATTGGTGTTTTCGTGCGCTTTTGTGCTAGTGTTCTCTTGGGCAAATATACTAATTGGCAAAGCCAAACAACCCAACACACGAATGTGTCGGGCTGTTTGATTTTTTTTACAAAATTGTTAAGCGGTAAAAGCCTTTTGTTCTCAATGCTTTGCGAGCATCATCTTCCGATTTGTTAAAAAGATAGGCTGTTTTTTCCTTATTCTGTTTTACAGGTAGTACAAACCTGTCAGAACGTTTTGCCATAAACTTTTTACCGACAAGCATTGCTACACTTTCTGCTTGGTCTTGGCTTAATTCGGGATTAACTGCTTTGCCCGACAAGAACCAACAGTTATAACTGTCTTTGGTTTCATCGGAAGTTTGACAAGAAAATTCAGCATCTTCTCTTTTACCTTCGTGGGCTGTGGCGCAAATGTTGCCAAGTGCCACTTTACCATTTTCAACACCTGCATTGTCAACTGAGATTAATACAAGAAATTTCTTCTTGTCATACTCCTCAATTGAATGCTTCAGAAATGTTCCAACTTCAGGAAGTTTATATCCTGAACCTTTGAATGCCATATCCAATTTGGTGTCTTTAATGCCTGCTGCCTTCGCTTCAGCTAAAACGGTAGCGTACAATTGTTCGTTACGTTCCATAGTATTATTTTTATAAAATTGTTTGTAGTACAGAAAAGCACCGTGCTTCCCCGCCCAAAAAGGCTGGGGGTAAATTTATAAACAGGCTCTGTTTTTTCAAAATAAAAATAAAAAAATTTTTTACCCGTACTACAATTTTACCATATTAACTGAAAAAACTTTTCCCAATAATTTTTTAAAACCCAATATCCGATTTCAAAAATTAAAAATTATAAAAAAATTTTTTTAAGTAACTCTAAAGGTTTATTACTCAAAAATTACAACTCTCCAAGCCAAAGGAAAAAGAGCAAAGGGATTAATTATAGTTTTAGTATGTATAGTATTAAGTATAGTTAGAGGTACATTTTTAGAAAAACGTGGTAAACATTTTGAATTTATAGGTAAAAATTTGAAATGGGTCGAATGTGATAACTACTACAAGGAAATTTTTATAGGGTATTCGCCATTCTTAAAAAATTCAATATGGGAACTGCTTCACAATTTCACTTTTTATATATTTTTTTAGTAAGGTAAAATATGTCAAAAATATTCTTTACCTTTGTACTATAAAATTTAATAATCTAAAAATGGAAATTAGTAAACAGCACGTACAACTTCCTAATAATATGACATCTAAAGATGATATTACTCCAAAAGACTTGTTAATTTATGTTACCATAAAAAGTTTTATGAATAAAGAAACATTATCCTGTTTTCCAGCGATAACAACCATAGTTAAAAAATCTGGTGTATCAAAACCAACTGTATTAAAGGGAATATTGAAGTTACAAGAAGCTGGTTACTTAAAAATTGGGAAGTATAAAAGAAGTAATCTATATACATTTAGTAAATATAAGAACTTTGAACCATTTAGTTATGATTTTTTAAATAGAACAGATATTTCTACTGAAGAGAAATCACTTATAATAGCGGAACAACAGCATATGTTTAAAGATACTGAAGGATTTGGAAAAATTAGTTATACAGATTTAGAACTTTCTAAGAAAATAAATATGTCATATGCTTCAATAGTTAAGCATCATAAATCTTTGGAAGATAAAGGCTTCTTAACTATTGTTAAAACCGCCGCAAAAGATTCTCCTACAGGAATCCAAATTAATGAAAAGATATTTCACTTAGATGAATTAGGGCAAGCTATTATATGGAAGCTACAACAACATGAAGATGATATTAATACATTAAAACAAGTTACAAGTTCAACTAATAAAGATATGAAAATTATGATGAATGAGATTAAAAGGCTAAGAGATGAAGTAGATAAGCTTAATAACCAATCAGAAATAACTTTATAATGGACGATTTAAAAAATGCCGAATTTGGTTATGTATTTCTTAGCGATGAAGAGGAAGCTAAGTATTTAGGTATGGCTGTTAAGACAATAAAGAAGTATCATGCTTCTTTAATAGAAAAAGGATTTCTAGAGATTGTAGAAATAGATAATAAAAAAGTAAAGAAATTTAATTTAAAAAAACTTGCAGGGCAATAGAATGGATATAGAAATTTCTTCAGAAGTTAATCATTTACTTAAAATGATAAATTATTTATTTGTAAAAAGTAATATTAATAATTTAGTAGGAGTGGATAAAAAAGTTTCTTATGATGAAGAGAAAGAACTTTTAGTAGTAACATTAAAATATGTTTTATATTATGTAGATACTAAAATTACTTCAGTAATATTTGTACTTAATGCTGAGGTAGATCCACAATATTTTTATGATATTAATAGTACATTTTTAGAAGATCTAAATGATAAATTCTTTTCAGAAGTATTAATTCATACAGACTTTACTACTGCAAGACCAAATGATTCAGAAAAATTTAAAATAGGACAAAATTAATGATTACAATATTAGATTTTTATGCAGATTGGTGCTCACCTTGTAAACAACTTACTCCAATACTTGAAAGTATTGAAAAGGAATTAGAATATGTTCATATTCAAAAGGTAAATATAGATGATAATAATCATGAAGATTTAATTAGAGATTACCAAATAAGGAATATACCAACTTTAGTACTTACTATGAAAGGTAAATTTCCTAAAAGATTGGTAGGTTTATATCAGAAAGAAAAATTAATAAAAATAATAGAGGAGTATAAAAATGGTAATTAATGTTAATGTAAAAGAAAAGACTATAGAACTTTTATCGGAACTTACTATGGAAGAATTTTCAGTATTAGTTAAATTATATACAGATGATGGCTGGGTTATAAAATCAAATCCAAAAGAAGAGCCAAAGAAAAAAGAAAAGGAAAAGGAAGTGATTAAAGAAATTATAAAAGAACATCACTATCATCATTATTATGAGTATCCATATAGATATGTATCTCCTTATAGATATATAAATAGTCCAATTTATACTAACACTGCAGAGCCTCCATATAATACTACAGGATATTCAAATACTGGTGGAACAATAAATGGATCAAATGTAATAACTACAAGTGGTACAATGAATATAGAAACAACCGGAACTTTAAATCAAAACTATACAAGTCAATAATACTCTGATTAACGAAAAAAGCCACCTCATATTATTGAGATGGCTTTTAGTTAATCAACTAATTGATAAACTTCTACTTCTGAAACTATTAAAGGAGTTTCATTAGTCTTATTAAATCCTTTTTGTACAGCATTATTAAGAACAATTTTTTGTTTACCTAATATAGTTTCTAATAATTTAGGATCAGTAATTTGTCTTACTAAGTATCCATTATAATAAATTCTAATAAAGTCTTTTTCTCATCATAAAGAGTATTCTATAAATTCTTCAGTAACTTTATTAGGAAGATAATGATTCTTACCTCCTATATGGAAGTCCATTATCCCATATTTAGAATGTACATTCGATTGTAATATTTTTCCCTTCTTATAGTCAGTAGAATTATCAGAATATCCTTCTAAAATATCAATTTCTGGAGGTCAACTAGAATCTCCAGTTAATCATAAAGCTGGTCATAAGTATGTTCCTTTAGGTAATTTAGCTACGAACTTAAATATACCAAATCTTCAACTTTGTTTGGTTCTTATTATACCAGTAGCATTAGGAATAATTGTATCAATCTCTGCAAAATGTCTTGGTTTTCTAGTAGAATGAAGTTCTACGCCATACGGAGATACAATAGTTTGATATAAATCATATCATTGTATCATATTTCCTGGATGATAAGGTTGACCTCATCAAGTTGATCCATCTTCCCAATTAGATAATTTAGAAATTCTAAAGTTATCTGAGAAAACTTGTTTATAATTGTCAGGTACTTTAAAAGGGCCTTCATCTACAATGTCAAGCATGTATCTTAATTTAGATGTACAGTTTAAATAAAGATTAGTGGATAAATCTTTATAGTTTGTTGGAAATGGATTCATAGTAAAAATATTTTAGTGATTAATTTTGCAAAAATAATATTATATTTGGTATAAATTTACCAACGTATTAACTTATTAAAAAATAAACTTGAAGATATATACACTTACTAAAAAATATAGATAGAAAATAATAAAATAAAATATAATTAAGGAATCAATGTTTTAATACAAAAATTTTAATACTTTTAAGATGTTATAATTTTGTATAAAAAAATATACTACCTTTGCAGCATAAAGAAAAGAAATGTTCTATGAAAGATATATTAAGAGAAAACGGATTCAAAAGTGAATCGAATGAAGAAGTCTGGACAAAATTTAACTGGACTATTAGATTTTCAAAAGATGAGATGGAGGCTTTTAATAATCCTTTGTATAATATTATAGGAAAGTATCATAAATGTGATATAACCGATGAAAATTTAAGAAATACAATAGAAGACATTAATGCTTTCATAGAAGAAGGTATTTAAACTATACTCTCGTGGTGTAATGGTAGCACGACGGTCTTCAAAACCGTTTGGTGTGGGTTCGAGTCCTACCGAGAGTGCAAAATATTATAAATATATGTGTAAAGATATAACAGAAAGTTTGGTTATTATAATAGAAGAAAATTTAGAGATTCTTTCTAAAGACCAACAGTTAGAAAAACGTATTGTAATTTTAAGATCTGAAGGATTGTCTTATAGAGAGATACAGATTAAACTAGGTAATCCATCAAAACAATTTATTAGAGATACTTTAAAAAAACTTAGTCCGGAATTGTTAGGAGATATATTCCCAAATCTTGGAAAGTTATAGATATTAAGTGTAATTAAATAATGTAATATGAAATCTGCGTCAAAGTACAGTAAGCTTCCAGAAAAACAAGCAAAGCTAGTAAAGAATTTTTTCCCCAAAACTCCAAAACAAAAAGAACTTCAAGAACTTATTGAAGATAATGAGATAGTGATTGCAAAAGGAGTTGCAGGTTCTGGCAAAAGTTATGTGGCATTAGCTACAGCATTAAATTTATTAGGAGAAGTTTATACTAAAATCATTTTAGTAAAATCTGTAACCACAATTCCAGGAGAAGAGATTGGATTTTTAAAAGGAGGCCTAGAAGAAAAAATGGAGCCTTTTATGATGTCTTATACTTGGAACATAGATAAAATGTGTGGAAAAAATGCCTCAAAAGATTTACTAAGTAAAGGGTTATTAGAAATTTTACCCATAGCTTATATGAGAGGTTTATCAATAGATAGTTCAATAGTAATATTTGACGAAACTCAAAACATAAGTCATGAGACTTTTAAAACTATTATAACTAGAATTGGAGAAAACTGTAAGTACATTTTTTTGGGAGATACTGAACAGGTAGATAGAAAAAAGAAACAAGAATCAAGTCTTCAGACTATGATAGATATTTTAGGTCCAACAGGATTAGTTAAAACATTAGAATTCAGCGATGATGATTGCGTTAGAAACCCTAAAATTCCTAAAATATTAGAAGTCTTACGACAAAATAATATATAATATGGAAATGTTAGTAGACAAACAATCCTTTGATGGAATGGTTTGTTTCAATGATGATCAACATAAGTATTTTACAAGTACTACAAAGGAAAACTTTATATCAGTAACTACCTTAATTCATAAATTCGCACAAGAATTTGATGAAGAATTTTGGAGTAGATATAAAGCTTTACAGAAACTTGCTACTGAGAATAGATTTGATGGCCCAATGATTAGCAAAACTAAAAGAGGTCCAGCTTCAGAAGCAAAACAAAACTTATTAGATACTAAAAAATATGACCATAAGTGGACTGAATATTTTGGAATAAATATAGATGATTTAGAAGAAGAGGCAGAGAATATAAGACAGTACTATAAAGACGAGAGAGAAAAATCTTGCTTTAGAGGAACTAGAATTCATAAAAATATGGAAAATTCTATTATTGCTCAATCTGATTTATCTATAGACTTCCTTAAAAATGATATTATTCCAGGGAAATTTAAATTCTCTGGAGATGCCAAAGAATTAATTCCTGGAAATGTATATCCGGAAATTTTACTTTATAGAATTTCAGATGATGGAGTTCTAAGAGTTGCAGGGCAAGTCGACTTATTAATAGTAGATCATGATGGAGGAGTTTATATAGTAGATTTCAAAACAAATAAAGAAATTAAAAAGAAATCTTTTTTTAATACAAAGGCTAGGAAATCTGAAAAGATGCATTATCCTTTAAATAATTTAGATGATTGTAATTTTAATCATTATCAATTACAACTATCTTTATATTATTGGTTAGTTAATAAAGCTAATCCTAAACTTTTCTTAAAAGGTCTTTATATATTACATTTTGATCATGACGGAAATGAAGAAACTCATGAATGTGAATACTTAAAAGCCGAAGTAGAAAGAATGTTAGTCTATTATAAGAAACAAATAAAGCATCAAGAATTTAAACACACTAAAGAAAAGGTTATTTATTAATGATTACTAAACAGCAAATATTAAAAGCAACTAAATGTGATTCTAAAAACTTAGATATACATTTCGACAGTATTATATTAACTTTAAATAAGTATAATATAAATACTCCCCAGAGAATAGCTGCATTTTTAGGAAATGCGGCACATGAGACTGGCGGATTTAAAACATTTGAAGAAAATTTAAACTATTCTGAAAAAGGATTATTATCTACTTTTAGTAAAAGAATTACACCAGAGGAAGCTAAAACTTTAGCACGTAAACCAGAGCTAATTGCAAATAAAGTATATGCAAAAAGGAATGGGAATACAGAAGAAGGAGACGGCTGGAAGTATAGGGGAAGAGGAATTTTCCAAGTTACTTTTAAGGATAACTATAAAAAAATTGGATCTAAATTAAGTATAGATCTTGTATCTAATCCAGAACTTTTATGTAAAGCTCCTTATGCAGCTTTATCAGCAGGAGTTTATTGAGATACTAATAAATTAAATGCATTAGCAGATAAAGGAGATATTCTCGCAATAACAAAAAAGATAAACGGTGGAACAAACGGACTTGAAGATAGGGTGAAATACTATAATACTTTACTAGCTGAATTAAATGAAAATACCTAACCCGATTAAAGACGTAAACGCATGGAGCCCGTCAAAAATAACAGTAAAATTACCATTCCAATTGAAGCAATGGCCAGCCTTCTTCAAGAAGTTATGGACAGATGGAAAGCAAAAAGCCCAAAAGCTGCTAGGATAGCAACTGACGCTTTATTTTGAACAGGCACTGCATCTATATTATTAGCTACCTTAGCACCGCCTATACCAGGTTGGATTTTAGGAACTGCATTTTTAGCAGGCAGTGTACTTACTAAACTTACAAAAGAATAATTATTAATAAATTAAAATTTATAATCATGGCAGAAAAAGGATTGATTACTAAAAAAATGGCTGATGAAGCCGGAGTATGGTTGGATGGAAAAATTAAATTGCCGGCAATACTCGAAGCAGTAGATGGTATGGCATTTAAACTTGTCATTAACCAATTAGATGACAATTTTGGAGAAAAAGTTCCAGAACCTTACAAATCACAGATAGCAGCTATCTTGTTAGATTTGTTTGAAGAAAAAGATAAACAAGCAGCTCTTCTTAAATTAGGAGAATTTATTGATTCATTGGTAGACATTCCAGGAATTGATGACCTTACAGAAAAAGCAATCTTTGACGGATTTATGCAAATTGCAGCTGCTGTATTAGCCAACGTTGGTCTATTAGACTAATATAATAAAGTGTAGGATTAATGTAGTGTTAGTCCTACACTATTTTATAATTTAGATATATTCAATAATATTAATAAAATTATATTATGTCGTTAAGTCAGATAATAGAAGGAACTTATAATAATATTACAAATAAAAAGGAACAGTTAAGTGCTGAAAGAATGGCTATTTGTAAAGAATGTAAATTGTATTTTGATACGCATTTGTTTGGACCAATATGCGATCCATCATTATACATACACCCAGTAACTAAAAAAGTTTCTATAGAAAAAGAGCCAGGAAATATATCCGGCTGTGGGTGTATATTAAATAGTAAAACAAGAGTTGAAGAAGCTCAATGTCCAGGAAAAAAATGATAATGAATTAAAAGTGAAAATGAATTATGAGTCACGATAGAGAGAGACAAACTGGTAAATTTTATGGTATTAAAAGTGGTGGAAAAAGTAATTTAATTCTACCAGAAGGATTAGAAGATCAAATAGAAAAAGAGAAAGCTATTAAAGATATGGAAGAAGCTGGAAAATTATTTATTGCAGCTGAAGAAGCTAAACAAAAAGAACTTGAATTAAAATTGAGGGATTTAGAAATCCTACCAATGTTTGATAAAATTATTATTCTTCCATATCCTATTAACCCCTATAAGAAAATGGTTCAAAATGGAATTATAGTGGAATATAATGGAGTATTTAAAAATCCAGATTCTGGAGAATTTGATAAATTAGATGAAGGAATTGTATGTGGAAAGGTCATAGAAGTTGGCCCCGATACTAAATATTTAAAAATAAATGATGATGTATTTTATAATAAAAGAACTGTCGTGCCTTTACCATTTTTTAATCAGGGTTATTTTGTAACTCATGAAACAGGAATTATAGCAGTTGCTAATAAAAATTTAAAAGAAAGGTTTGGAATGAATGGATAAATTATTTTTCTTACCAGGGGATGTTGTAACAATACGACAAGATATTCCCAATAAACCAACTATGTGAGTAGTTAAAAAAGTTACTAAGAGTCTAAATACTCCGACTTTAAAAGGAGATTTTTTTCAAGGTATACTATGTAGATGATTTACCACTTCAGGAGAACTTCAAGAATCTATTTTTAATACTAAGGATTTAATTAAATTATAATGGGAACTATATCAGTAGTTAAAAGTTGTGCAATAAGCATTGCTAAAAAAATAAGTATAGGAGGCCCGACTTCTAGTGAATTGCCCGATGGTATATATCTTACAACTGAAGGATTTTTCCTAAGTGAAGTAGATGATAGTAATATAATATTTACAGACGAATAATATGGCAATAGAAGTACGACCAATAAGTCAAATAAGTGACGCTAGTTTACTAGCTGTTTTTAATAAATTAGATGAAAAAGGATATACAACATTAATAGCAAGTGTGGACACTCCATTTAATGGAATTTTAGATTTTAGTGTAAATTCATATAATTCACATATTCAATCTAGCGACATAACATTTAGTGCTGCACATGTAACAAGACCTTATACTTTATATCAATTAATTATAAGTGTAGATAGTGCTTATACATTAAATTTTTCAGAAGATTATTTAATGTATAGAAACGATATTGATGGTGATGGAATATATCATATATGATTTTGCACATTACCAGATGGCACTATTGCAACTTCAATAGTTAAGGTAGGAACTTATACTCCTCCAACTCCTCCAGCTCCTGATATTCCATATGAAGCAAATCTAGTAAATAGATATAATTATGAAAACGTAATAGTTGATGAAATAACTCAGAAAATATCTGAAATTACTAGTACATTCAATGCTACATTTTCATTAACATCTACTTCAGATGCAACAAGACCTGTATTAAATAGTGTTAACAAAAGTATAGATTTTAACAATGTTGCAATAACAGAAAATAAAACAGCCACATTATTTATAGATTCTACAGTATGGTCTGTAGTATTTTTAAGCCATTTTGATGGCAATTTTAATGGTTCTGCTACTGTAACCTTGATGTCAAATTTATCATCTAAAATGTTATCTCCATATACTAATACCGTAACAGGTTATATTAATAACGTGTTAATGAGTCTTGTAAGTTCTGAAACTTTGGCTAAAGGTGTTATAGGAGTTCATACTCATGCATTAATACAAACATCAACTGCATTAGAATATTATATAGATGGAACATTAGTTAAAACACAAGCATCATCTAATGCTGGATTAACTTTAACTAATTTATTTAGTATTTATAATGCCACTAGAGCACAAGCTGGAAGAATAAAATATCTTTACGATGCTATGTTTTATAATATAGCTTTGGATAGTACTAAATTAGGTGAAGTTATTAGCTATTTAGGTGAAGTATATTCACATGTAATTCCAAGTCAAGGCCCAGTAATTTCTAATCTTACTCTTACTAATATAACACAGGGACAAAATCTTACAATAGGAGATGCAGTTCAGTTTTCTTATACGGTTGATTCTGGAACAGCAAGTGAGGTTTATGTTTATTTTATGACCGGAACAACTACTCATAAAGTAGTAGTAAAAGGAAATACATTAACAAGTGTTTTAATACCATCTGGATTATCTGCACTTACAGGAGTATGGTGTAAAGTAGTAGTTTTAGATGCTAATGGAAGGTGTTCTAATTTTAGTGGAACAAATGCTTTAACTTTTAATAGAGTTTAGTATGAATCCATTATTAATGTTTTTTAATAATATTTCTAAAGGTGGTACAGGGTCAGTAACTCCTCCGACGTCAAATACATTCGATGTATTTATATCAGCGGGGCAATCTAATATTGATGGTAGAAATCCTATTGCTGAAGCACCTGCATGATTGTCTAGTGGAATTGTTAACAAGGTAAAAATTTGGAACAATTCTACTAGTCAATTCAACACCTTTCAATTAGGATTAAATACTGGGGCAGATTGAAACGCAACTACAAGCTGGGCATTTGATATAATTTTTTATAAGATGTATTCTGATTTTGCAAATAAAAATATTTATATAGTCAAAAGGTCAAAAGGAGGAACTCCTTTACTTATAGATCCTTTAAATACTAAAGGAAGTTGGAATACAGACTATGCTTCTTTTCCACAAGGATTAATAAAATTATCCCAAGAATTAGAAACTAATTTTTTAAATGCAAAAACTTTTGCAGAAAATTATAGCAAAACTTTAAATGTTAAAGGAATGCTTTGATATCAAGGAGGTACGGACGTACAAACATCTGGAGCTATTGCTGTATATAAACAGAATTTAATAACTCTTATAAATAGGATGAGAACTGTATTCAATACTCCTAATATGCCTTTCTTAATAGTAACGCAATCTGAAAATTCATTAACACATTCTGTGTTATTAGAACAATATCAATATGAAATACAACAAGAATTATCAAATATCTATATAGTAAGTGCAAATGATGCAACTTTATATGAAGACTTATTACATTTGGATGCTGCAAGTTCTATAACTGTTGGAGAAAGAGTATTTTTACAATGAGAAAATTTATAACAATATTAAAATGAGGTTAAAAATATTAGAATTAAGCGCTGATAATTTTTCAGAAGTGGGTGACATTTGGTACTCAACAGCGTTTATGCAAGAAGAATTAGATAGTTTAATCACCGTTGCAATTTGAGCAGATGGCACTGGAGAAGCTTCTTTACAAGGAAGTATGAATGAAATAGATTGAATAAGTTTAACTGGAACAGAATTTCCTATTAATGATGCAGGATTGCAGACTTTTTCAGACTGTCACATTGGACTTAAATATAGAATAAAATCTACTATTGCTCCTACAAAAGCCCAAGTAATTATATAATAATTAAAATAATGAAAGAATTAAAACAAGAAGAATTATTTCCATATTTTGCATATAAATATTCAACACAATTAAATCCAGAAAAATATGGGTCAGTTGAAAGTTTAGAAGAATGGAAAGAACTTATCCAAAACAGCCCAGAAGATATGGAAAAAATCACAACTGCGGCGGCAGCTTTATCTGAAGAAGAATGGCAAAGTATTGGACAAGAATATGCCAGTTTGAGTAAAGATGCAGAAGTGCAAATGGCTGCAAAGGGGGCAAAGCTTAAGAAGCTAAAGTCTATGAAAAAGAAGAAATGCTCTTGCGGGTGTGATTTAGGTATTAAAAAATCAGCCAAAGGGGGATTTATAGAAGTTTGTTCTTGCGGTTGCGGAGGTAAATAATGAAATTTTTTAGATATAATAATGAGAGTGGAGCTTTAGAGCTTAATGATGAGGGGATTTTAGTAGTAACAGAATATAAAGCTTTACTAAATCCAGAAAGAAACAAAACAAAAACTGATAAAACAGGACATTTAAAAGAAAGAGCATTTAGAGAATATACTTATATATACTTAGCTTTAGATTGGGAAAGTCCTTATTTCAACAGTCCAGAACAGGAAAGACATACAGCAGCTTTACAAGACTCTGGAATAACTCAAGAAGAATTCAATGATGAAACTTTTAGAGCAGCTTGTAAAAAATATGATGAACTTCAAAATTCTTCCATATCAATAAGACTTTTAAAGTCTGCTATGGCATCAGTAGAAACTTTAATATACTATTTAAATTCTGTAGACGTTAATGAAAGGAATCCATTAGATGGAAAACCTATTTATAAAACTAAAGATTTAATAGCTGAAATTAAAGGTTGTAAAGATGTTATAGTAGGATTAAGAGATTTGGAAAATCAAGTTAAAAAAGAACTTGAGACTGATACTGGATTAAGAGGTAACGCAGAAGCTGGATATTATGACTAAGATAAATTGAGATGTTAAATTAGGAGAGACAATAGACTATTTTGATCCTGCTTTATCTTATGAATTAACCCACTATAGACCTATAAATGATACAGATGGATTAGATTTTAATCCAGATTGGTTTAGAGAGGATGCTATTGGCAAGCTTAGAAACAATAAATATAGCAACACTATATACGGAACTAAGGCTTATAGAGAATTCTGAGATGAAAGATTTAACAGATGTATTAACGGTTATGAATCGAATGGATATAGATTGACAGGAGATAATTACTTCTGACTTAATTTTTATAGACTTAAGACATCAGTAGATGGAGCAAGAGCTTCATCAGGTAGGTCTTTAAATTTTCCTAAATTTTTAGTATTCCAATATGAATATTTTCACTATGTAGAAATGTGTGAAATTCTTGGAAAAGATGTAGGATTATTAAAAGCCCGAGCCTTAGGATTTTCAGAAATGGGGGCTTCATTATGTGCAAGACCTTATATAACAACACCTAATTACAGAGTAGTTGCTTCAGCCTTTTCTGAAAGGCATTTAAAACCATTACTTTCTAAAATATGGAGTCAATTAGATTGGCTTAATGTAGAAAGCGAAGGGGCTTTCAGGCGTGTGAGGATGGTTAAAAATACTGACATGCATAAGAAAGCTTCTAAGAAAAAGAAAGATGGTACTGAAGAAGGTCATATGTCAGAGATAGAAGGTATTGTTGCAGATTCTGCAGAAAAGATAAGAGGTGATCGTACAGAGAGACTTTTATTTGAAGAGGCAGGTTCTGATAAAATACTAAAAAAGAAATACACTCAAGGTGAAGCTTTGATTACAGTATTAGGAGGTGATAGAGTTGGTACTAGAATAGTATGGGGAACTGGAGGAGACTCTGGTCCATCATTAGAAGGTATCAGAGATATCGTATTAAAACCAGATGCTTATAACGTATTAAAATTTAAACATAATTACACTCCAGATGGCCAGTATATATTTACTGCAATGTTTATTCCGGCATACAGGATGGTTGCTAAACTCGTTGACAAAAGAGGTTGGTGCAATCTTAAAAAAGCAAGGGAATGATATGAAGCAGAACGATTAAGAAAAGTAGACGATCCTAAGTTACTTTTAATTTATAAAGCTGAATATTGTTTTACAATTGAAGAAGCTTTACTTCAACAAGGGGACAATATGTTTCCAAGAGAAGAGTTAGCTGAACAATTAGCACATATTGATATTTATAAAGATGTTGAGCAGCCTAAATTAGGAGCATTAGTTTGAGAAATTGATAAACTGACTGGTAATAGAACTGGAAAGGTAAATTGAAGACCTACTAATGAAGGAAATATTTTAATCTTAGAGCATCCTATAATTTCAGAGTATGGAACTGAGTATAAAAACTTATATGTTGCTGGAATTGACTCCATTGATATTGGAACTGCAGATTCTGCAGCAGTTAAAGGAAGTGCTGAAGCACAGAAATTATCTGACTTCTGTATAGTGGTTAAGAAAAGAGTATTGGGACAATCGGATCCTATGTACGTAGCAATGTACAAAGACAGGCCAAGAGACCCAAGAGAGGCTTATGAAAATGCAGCCAAGTTATTGACTTACTATAATTCTAAAGCAGTTTTAGAATCTACGCGAACAGCTATTTTAACTTATTTCAGAGATCATAAATATATTAATTTGCTTATGAAAAGACCTAGGGCCACTATGCCTGATGTCTCAAAAGGAAATTCAAATATGTATGGTGCTCCTGCAACAATAAAAACAATAGACCATTATAGAGAATTGATATATGACTTTTGTCTAGATTATTCTTATACTATAGCTTTTAGAGAAATGGTAGAACAATTGTTAAACTATTCTGATGAAAAGAAAAAGTTATTTGATATTGTTGCAGCAATGGGATATGCTGAATTAGGAGATGAAGAATTATCTGCAAGGAGACCTGAAGCAATGGATAGTAATAAAACTAAGTTTGAGGATATAGGCTGGTATAAAAATAATCAAGGTTATAAACGTTACGGTAAGATACCGAAAGAAGGAGAAGAAATATATGAGCAACCTAGAGCTAAAGGAAAAGATTCTTGATTATATAAAAACATTATATAGTGCTGAATATGTTGGATTCATGGAAGTTAAAAAAGATAATTCTATATATCAATTATTAATTGGTATTCCGAATTATATGATTCCAACTACAATATCTGGAGAATTTGATACTGATGAAGAGTTTTTAAATTTTGTATATGAAGAATTAAGAATTAAAAACTATATGAGAGTTTACTTCTATGAGGTTAATAGAACTCCTCATATTAGAGAAATGTAACTCTAAAAACAATATTGATGGATATTATAAAAGACGATAGCACAATATGAGGTTTTGAGGCAGGAAAAATAAATCAAAATTTCCAAAGAATAAATACATCTATACATTCATTAACTTCGCAATTAGATAATAATATTGCCAGTTTACAGAATGATGTTGATTATTTACAAACTAATATAAATTATCAAATTTCACAGGTAAAAATTAGTTTAAATTATGGTCAAGATATTTTAGACTCTAAAATAAATACTGAGGTTAATGCTTTAAATACTAGAATTACAAATCTATCAGCAAATACTAATACAGCAGTAGAAGGTGTACAAAATAATCTTGATGAAAAAGAAGAATTTTTAAAAACACTTATAGATGAGAATTTAGAAAGAATTAATAGTTCTTTAGAAAGAATAATTATTTTAGAAGATTCAACAAATCAAATAATACCTATAACAGAAGATCTTAAAAACCAAGTTATAATTGCAAAAGATTTAACAGAAACTGCTAATACATATGCTCAACAAGCAAGAAATGATGCAATAAATGCAAATTTAGCAATTGGAAACTCATTATTATTAGCAGAGCAGTCTAAAATTGCTGCTCAATTAGCAGAGAATACAACAAATAACTATAAATTAGAAGCTAAATCTTATAGGGATCAATGTCAAGCACTCGCTAATGAAGTTTTTGGAATAAACTCAGGTCCAAGATATTCAAATACACACGCAGGCACAGTAAAGGATTTATCATTAGATGATGATTATTTATATGTTTGTGTACAAAGTGGAGAGGCAGGCAATGCCAAATGAAAAAAAACATTATTATTTCAAACATAAATAAATGGCTCGTAAATCAAAAAAATTAGCTTCAGATGTTAATGAATTAATTGAAAAAGTTAAACAAACTGAAGAATTATTAAAAGAATTCGAAAAAGAAGAATTAAAACAAGTAGAAAATATTAGAACTCAGATTAATGAAATTGCAGAATCCGGTGGATTATTTTGTGGGATAATTTTAACAGTAGAAGATATTATGAATATTGTAAAGATTGCGGTAGAATCAAAAGAACAGATTAAAATACCTTTCCAACTTTATTATAACGATTAAAAAAAATTATGGCACAATACGATTTATTATTTACACAAAACGTAGCCCCTTCTGGAGTAGAATTTACTGAAAGATATGTAAACCTTGTAAAAGGATCTATATTATCTGGAGGAGGAGTTGATGGTGCACCTACTGTACTTGCTCCAGGAACTAATGGTTGACAACTAGTTGCAGATAGTACTGCAGCAACCGGTCTTAAATGGCAAGCTATTGCTGCAGGGCATACACAAAACACAGATGTAGGAACAACTTCTCAAACTTTTTATGTAGGAGGAACCTTAGGATATAATACAAAGATCAAAGGTGAATCTGCAACTAAAATGGGAATTAGGAATAATGCAGATGATGCATATATAGATTTACAAGCTAACAATGCAACTTTCAATAAAGTAACTATTTCAACATCCCCAGTTGCTGGAACTGATGGAACAAATAAAACTTATGTTGATACACTTTTATCTTCATTAAATGGGGCCTTAATATTTAAAGGTAATATTAAAACCACTGGTGGAGACATTACTCCTGCAGCATTTAATGCTTTAGCAACTTATAGTATAGGTTGGCAGTATCGTGCAGCTGAAGCAGGCACATTTAAAGGTATTGTTTGTGAAATTGGCGATATGATTACAGCAATTGTTGCAAGATCTGGATCAGGTCAAGTAGATGCTGACTGAACAGTTTCTCAAAGTAACATTGATGGAGCAGTTACAGGACCGGTTAGTGCAGTTAATGGAAACATTACTATATTTAGTGGTACTTCTGGAAAAATTATATCTGATTCTGGTGTGGCTATTGGAGCAATTAGTGCAGCTCAAACTACAGCTACTAATGCAATTCCAAAAGCAGCCTATACTGGCGCAGATGCAATTCTTATTGGTACTGGTGCAAGCACTTATACTGTACTTACTCCAGGGTTAAGTACTTTAGTTGGTAGAAAAGCAAGTGGAAGTGTATCTGCATTGACAGGAGCTGAAGCAACTGCATTATTAAGTAATGTTATTGCTGCTGGAGCCTCTGGTCTTATGACAGGTGCTGACAAAACTAAATTAGATGGAATTGCCGCTGGAGCAAATAATTATGTTCACCCTGTAACTGATGGAAATAAACATATTCCTGCAGGTGGTGCAAC